GCGGGCCCCCCGCGGCTCTGGGCGCAGGGTCCTGGGGCGCAGCGTCTGGGGTGCGACGGCATCACCGAACGCTCAGCGGGCTAGGGCGGCGCGCAGCGGGCATCGACCGGCGCGCGACCCTCGCGACGCGAGCCGAAACCAAAGCGGCGGGCGGGCGGGCTCGTTTCGCTTGAACTGTATTAGAGGTAAAACATTTGTTTAAGGAGTGAACAAATGTATTAGGGGTAAAACATTTGTTTAAGGAGTGAACAAATGTATTAGGGGTAAAACATTTCTACGAACGCTTTCGTAGTTACTCAGGCTTCGCGCCATCGAGCTTCTCTTGCAATAACTGAGCGGCCGGGCTCGTGGTCTCTGACATAGCTTGCGCTATGATAGCGTGAAGCTGGCCTGCGCTGGTGCTGTCGTCCTCTCCGAGACCGTCGCGCCGGGCCGCGCGTTCAGTGGCCGTGTCATTGAGCGCAAGATAGGTCATGCTCTGAACTTTTTCGAGCGCAGTAGCTAGGTCTGCAAACGGCTTGGCGTTGACTGCGCGTGACTCGCTGACGCTGCCGTCCTTTGCGGTCGTCGTCTTCACGGTAAACGCGCACTCGAAAAGCTCGTCGTCGCTCATGTCGTAAAACCTTTTTAGCAATCGTTCAAGCACCACGCGCATGCGGTGCGCCTGGACGAAATTCATGGCTCGGCTAATACCGCGCTCAGTGTCACCGGCTCGCCCGGATTTCTTCAACTCAAGAATTTTTTCGAGTTGTTTATTCCAATTCAGCCGGTCAGCGGCGCGCAGCACATCGACCGGCGCCACGCCGAGAGCGTGCGCGGTCCTTTCAACATCGCCACAGAATTGCGCATATAACTGGAAAGCTTGCTCAACGTCAAAGCCCGCGGACTCCGCCTCGCTCGTGAATGTCGGGTCAATCTCGTCCAGAGATTTAGTCAGCTCGCGGGCTTTCGTGATTCCGCACTTGATGTAGGCCGCCTGTTTTGGAGTGCTCATTTGATTTTGATTGCCAGTTCCAAAAGTTTTTCAGTTACGCGCGCAACGATGATGCCGGTATTCTCGGCCAGCTTTTCTTGAAGCTCCTCGTGGTCTCGTGGGTAACCGAGAAACCTTGAGCGGTGCCACGCGGCATGCACGCATTCGTGCGCAATGGTTTCAGTGGACAGATACTCGCAGCAAAAGTGCAGCTCGATGGGTTCAGAAAAATCATACGGCTGAAAACAGCAAGCGAGCGTGTCTCGGTAGTCTTTCTCGCCGCGTCTCCTCATCCCAGCTCGGAGTGCTCTCAGGCTGGGGTGTATGGTTACTTCAATCTTGTGCGTCGAATCGGGATAGACAAACGAAAACTTAACGGTAGAGCGACGCATATGGGTCATCGGGAGCCATCTGACTGGAGCGCTGTCCTCCGGGACCCATTAGCTCCGCGCTTTCGAGCAAGCCTCGCTGATACCAACCGAGCCCACGCGGCCCACGAAAATACATGAACCAAAGCTCGTCCTGGTTCGAGTGCCCCGAGTCACCCGCGAAAAGCAGCGCGGTGTAGCATTTGCGACAACGTCTAGCCTCGCGGTCAATTGTTCCGCGCGCCTTACAAACTGGACAGTGCAATTTGGGAATCATGACAGGTTCAGGGAAACCCACGTCTGGGGAGAATGTGGCCTGGCTGAGGTTAAGACTTCGAGGAGCTCTGTGCCATACAGAAGCGTCTCGTTTTTTGAGTTAATTACTACCAAAACTTCAGCGTCCTCGGGGCCGCCTGCGTCTTGGAGCTTCTTCACCAATTCGGCTTTAGTCATTTGTTGGGAGATTGTGGCAACGGCTTCAAACCGGTTGCCTGGGGTAATTGGTTGTTGGCGTTCCACCACTGAGCCCGGGCTTTCAGGCGCTGCTCGCGCTGTGCCTGGGCAGCCAGTTTCTGAACCTCGGGATGCACGCTGGCGTAAAGTGGATTCAGTTTCTGTTTCACATCGAACAGTTACCGGAGCGCAGCGACGGGGCAACAAAGAAAACCGGCCCTTTCCGGAAAAGGCCGCATCCCCGGCTTGGCCGGGTCTTTGTGCACTCGTCGTAGAAGCAGCCCTTTCGGTATTCAAGTCTATAGACAGACCCCTCCTAAGAATAAAAAGAACAATACTAATCTCCGCGCAAGACTTAAATAAATATAATAACCTATATCAGTGTTTTCATTCTTTTTATTCTTTTTATTCTTAGGGGCCCTTTTTACCTAGACTTGAATACCGAAAAGGCTGCTTCTACCACGAATGCTCATTTTCCTCAAAAATAATTGTTGCGGAGATACGAATCGTCTGTAACTGTATATTGTATGAATTATCCGAAAGACATGGAACTGTCCCGGCTCGGGAAAATCCTTCTCGACGCCGGGTTTCAAGCGCCGCTCACCGCGCGCGCCGCTCTCCGTCAGCCCGCGATTGACGTGGCTGAAATCGAAAATAAACTCCGGGGCGTGAAGCTCTCGCCCAATGCAAAGCCCGTCTATCTGGTGCAATCCTACATAGGCGGAGAAGTCCGGACCTTTTGCTCCGTGCGCCTGGACGTTTATCTCGCGTGCCGCATCGCGGACGTTTTGACTTACAAATTCGGTCACCTTCGACTGAAATTTCCTCGCCCAACGGAGGACCCCGATTACAACTACACCAAGGAGCAAGCGCAGCTCGACTATGATAACGAGCCCGCAATCCGCTCCGCTGTGGACGGTATTTTCGAGCACCTGCGCTCTCTAGGCGCTTTGTTAGACCCAACCGGCGCCGCGTCACCAGTTCCCCGCGATAAGCGCACCGTGCTGCTCTCCAGGCTCGACGCAATCGAAGCAAAGCTTGACTTGATATTGAAAGGAATGAAGTAATGGGCGCCGCGTATCAGCATTTTCTCCGCAAAGAGCGAGAGAAGCAACAGCAAGAAGCGGCCGACTACGCGAGACGAATTTCGGAACAGCAAGCCGCGGCGCGAATCAGCCAAGCGGAGCTTAACGTAGAATGCGCCCTTCGCCAAGGCGGACCGCTCGACTCTTCCGCCCGAGAAAAATATCTCTGGGAAAGCTCCCTGAAGATTACGAAAATCCGGATGCAGGGGTGCCCAGACTACCAAAAGCGCTTGAAAGAATCCGCGCCGGATTCTCCATTCGCCAAAAGGCACGCGGATTTTCTGGACCTGCTCAAAGAAATGTCCGTATAACTACGGACCGCTGGAAGCTCGACGACCGTGGCTGGGTTGACGCCAACGACCCGAAGGAAAAAATAAGTTGAAACAGCATGAAAAAATTATCTATCACACAACTCAACGCTCTTGCACTGGCCCGGCGCCATGGCGGCAAGCTGGTGCGATATCCCGAGGGGTTTTGGGCTATCCCCGGCTTGACGGTGCCTCGGTTCTCCACTCAAACCGTCAAAGCTTTGTCTGACCGCGGATACTTTGTTATGCGCAGCTTGGGAAAGGGCTTTTGGGTAGAAGCAGAAGTTTGTGTTCCCCCGTCCCGAAAAATCTGATATCTTCCTCTGAAATATATGAACGAACAGACACCATTGACACCTGAAAAGGTTCAGCAAATCTCCGCCGCCCTTTCTCGATTCCGCGAGATTGGCAGTTTAATAGTCATCGACCCGCGCAGTGAAGCGGAATTGACGGGCCTGAAAAACTTTTTCGCCAACGTGCTCCTTGAGCACGGGTCTGAGTTTGTTGGAAGCTGGATTGCGGCCAAGTATGAGTATGAGCCTCTGCTAACTGCCGTATCCCACGTGGCCGGGCGCGTCTCCGCCGCCATCGCTTCGCGAAAAAACCCAGTTACACAAACGAATGAATAAGCTCGACACAACCAAGCCCGTTGTCACCTTAGACGGGTCCTGCCGCCGAGTCCGCATCCTTTGCACCGACTACAAAGGCGGAGTTTTTCCTGGGAAGTTCCCTATTGTGGCTATTACGGAAAATCCTGATGGCACAGAAGACAAACCGACCGTTTATTCCGAGTGGGGGACCGTTGCTTTGGGAGATGGTTATGCGCCTCGTCCCGGCCCCGGCGACATAGTCAACGCGCCGAGCGATTCGGAACCCATTTTCGTTAACGTGTATGCTGATGCCAGGCCCTCTATTCACCTTTCCCGGTTCAACGCAGATGCTACACGTGCGCGTGATTGTGTGGCAACGGAGGCCTGGGTCTATCGCGCCGGAAAATGGGTGACGAAAAGCCGGGAGGAGGCCGGGTTGGACTAAGGATTATGAAAAAACATAGCGGCAGAACCCGGGACCTGCTCAGCTCGCAGCCTGGAATCAACGGAAAGGGAGACAAAAACAGAACTGAAAATGACGAAGCCTATCGAAAAAATTACGATGAAATTAATTGGGGACCCGGATGTTGCGGCGGCGGATGCCATCCTGAAAACGCGCCTCTCGAATTCTCCCGCGTGCCCCCTGTGCCGCCGTTGAACCACAGTTCGGCTGCTGAATGCGGATGCCGACCCCGCAGCTCACGCGGCACTATTGAAACCTTTTCGTGCAGCTATGACGGCTGCCGAGGATATGAATGGACACAGGAAAAAATATGATGTTCGAAATCCAGACCGCCCTGTTCGTCCGTCTGGACGACGTAGTCAGCGCGAAGCTCATTAACGAATGCCCGATAAGCGCCCCGGGCCGCTGCGAAGCGTGGCAGGTTCAGGTGCATTTTCGCCATTGTAATTACACAGTGACTACCGGGCGCCAGAAAAAAGATTTGGCCGGACTAACATTAAACGCCTTAGTCTGGGAAATCAATAATTTATTCCGCGGTTCTGGCGGAACCTGCCGAAATGAAAACATCAGACCGAATCGCTGACATTGTAATCCGGCTTTCAATCGGGATACCCATTCTCCTGTTCGTCGTCCCGATTTCGTTGCCGGTCATTCTGATTCAAGAATTCACCGAGCGGTTGTTCGAGCCTTTTCTGTGGCGGGTTCTCGATGTTCAAAGCGCCTATCGCCGCTGGGCCTGGAAGAAATATCAACGCCTGTTTAATGGCATTCACTCCGGCCCCAGATGATTGGCTTCACTCTACTCGTGGTTGTCGTCGTGCTCTGGTTGCTGACGGAAGAAAACGGACCCAGGCCCAGGTTTTGATTTATGAGCGAAAAAATAAAAGCAATGTTCGAAAAGTTCGAGGATGATTTTCTAAAAGCGCCGGAGGACTGGTATCCGCTGGACCTGCGCGCGTTCAACCTGCTGAGCAAGCTGTGCCCCGGTTCCCGATACATAGTCCAGGCTGCGGAGCATGACGAAATCTGGTTCGCGGTCGAAATGGACGAGCTGGAGAAATCGGGCATCACCGAAGAGCAAGTCAAGGAGCTGGTCCAGTGTGGGGTGCGATATGACAACAATATTGATTGCCTCGCCACGTTCGTATGAAAGGCAAAATAAGCGACAGTATCGCGCCGGAGCGATTCTTCCTCGACCGAGACTGCTCTAGCCACTGGTATCTGGTCCCCGTCTCCAAGGCTAAGCAATTTTGGCTATCCGGCATAAATGGTTGAAAACCGAAAAGCACACAAACTGAACTATTAGACGTTATGAATTGCGACTGCATCAAAGAAGTGAATGAGAAGCTGAAAGAGCACAACCTCCGCCTGTCGGGGTATGCCTTTATCATGCCAACCTTTAAGCCTGTTTTCACCATCAATACTGAATGGATTGATGAGGACAAGGCTCCGAAGGGTAAGAAGAAACGGCCAACCAGCATGTTTGTCTCTCACTGCCCGTTCTGCGGAAAGCCGGTCAAGAAAGACTAATGACTTCAACCACTTTAGCCGGATACCCGCAATTTTCACGCTGGGCCGAGCGCGACGAGGTGGAAAACGCCGGAGTATGCCAAGATGATTGACTCGCCCTGCCGGCTGACTTTTACGGACCCGAAAGAATCCGTATAAATACTACTTGCACGATACACTCGCTGGGTGTAGTGTGCATGCATGTATTACGAAACTTTTGCACAAGCAATCGACGGCGCCATTCGGGCAGCCGATGAATCCCGCGCCCTCCTTAGTCGTCCCTCTGAAGTCTGGTCTATGTGCCAGGAGCCCCTGACTTACGGTCAGGTTCGCAACGGCGACTTCGAGCTGGACCTGTATCGGGACCGCCCGACCAAGAAATACTTCCATGTCGTGATTTCTCGGCTGGACAGCGGTAGATATGAACTAGTTTCTTACGTTTTATGAGCCGCATGAGCCTCAGAAGCCGCCAACGGAATGCACAGCGTAGGGCTAGGCGCAGCCAGGAGCGCTTCGAGCTATCGGAAGACCTCCGAGCGTTCGAACGCTTTACGCCGGGCCAGGATGATAGCGCAGCGACCGGAGCCCAGCTTGATGCCGCAGCCCGTATTACTACGGACAAAAAAATAATTTGCATTTCGGCGCCGCCGAGGGCAAATTAGAACCATGCAAAACGAATACCGCATCCGAGAAGACCGAATCGAGGGTCTGAAGCACCAGATTGACATTTTGAACCGGCGCGCCGCCAAGCTTGGCGTTCCCGCGATTGTCGTCCGCGACACCGGCCGTTTTGAAGACAAGGAAATCCGAAACGAGATTACTAACGCCGTTGTTCGCGTGGACCGATTCCGTTTCATCGAGGTTATCGGCGAGACTCCGAAATTCTCGGGCTGGACCTTTGCGGCCCTGGTTGAGCACTCTGAAGCCGGGAACATCCTCCGCAAAGCCCCGGGCTGCGCGGTCGAGCTGTCCAGCTTCCGCGAGGGCGCCCCGAAATGCGACCATTGCAACACACTCCGCAACCGCCGCGACACTTACGTTTTGGTTCACGACTCCGGCGCCCAGAAACAAGTCGGCAGCAACTGTATCAAGGATTTTCTCGGGCACGCCGACCCGCACCAGCTCGCCAAGTGGGCTGAAATCATTTTCTCAGTCGGAGAGTTGTGCGGTGCTGAGGAGTCTAGCGAATATCGTGACCCGGGAAACTGGCAACTTTCGCACGTTAGCACCATGCTGAATTATGCGGCCTGCGCGATTCGCCTTCGTGGATATATCTCCAGCCAGCGCGAACGGGACGACATCAGCGGCCAAACCCGGTCCACCAAATCGACAGCCTCGAAATGGATGAACCCCGTCCGCGACGATAAACTCGGCCGAGATTATTTTCTGCCGGAGCCCCAGGACGAGGAGCGTGCCCAGGTTGCCCGGCAATTCGTGCTCGATACTCTCGGCGCGCGCCCGGAATCTGAACTAAACGATTTTGAGCACAATATGCTTGTCGCTTGCAAGTGCGAAGCTGTCGAGCCCCGCAACATCGGCATTCTGGCCTTCGTGCCTGAGTATTATGCGCGCCAGGTAGAACAGAACGCGGGCCGCGTGGATGCCTATTTCGGTGAAGTCGGAAAGCGCGTCCGCCATGTTGAGCTGAGCTACGTTCGCTCAGTCGGCTTTGAGTCGATGTATGGTTACCAGTTCCTGCACATTTTTCGCGGCCCGGGCGGAGAAAGCATTATGTGGAAGACCGCGACCGAACTCGATTTATCGGTGGACCAGAAAATTGTGGCCACTTTCACCGTGAAGACCCATGAAGAATACAAGGGCCGCAAACAAACCAAGGTATCCCGTGCAGTCATCGAAGTCATCGAATAGCATCAAAGTGCGCCGGAGCTGGGGACAGCTTCGGCCCACGGAACGAATTCACCAGTCCGGCAAAAAACCGGGATACAACCGCAGAAAATCAAACGAGCAATGAAAAAATACTATTATCACTTCACTGGAGATAAACTCCGCGATGGACGCCCCGTTCCCCAGCCCGGGGAATGGCTTACCCACACCGGGCCAGTTATTCCCTGCGAGTCTGGATTGCATGCAAGCGAGCATCCGTTCGATGCGCTTAAATATGCGCCCGGAAATCGGCTGCATATAGTGGAATTGGGGGACGAAGTCAAAACGCACGGGGACCCGGTGGACAAAGTAGTTTCTAATCGGCGGAGGATTGCGGCCAGCATTGACGCTACCGAAGTGATGCGAAAATTTGCTCGCTTGTGCGCCCTGAGTTGCTTGAAAAACTGGCGCGGTGAAGTCCCGCCGGTTGTTCGGGAATACCTTGAAACCGGGGACGAATCGAAGCGGTCGGCGGCTAAGGCGGTGGCTGATGCGGCGGCTTATGCGGCGGCGCGGTCGGCTGATGCGACGTCGGCTGATGCGGCGGCGTGGTCGGCGCGGTCGGCTGATGCGGCGGCGCGGTCGGCTGATGCGTGGTCGGCTGATGCGGCGGCTTATGCGGCGGCGTGGTCGGCTGATGCGGCGGCTGATGCGGCGGCGTGGTCGGCTGATGCGGCGGCTTATGCGGCGGCGCGGTCGGCTGATGCGACGTCGGCGGCGTTGGCGCGGTCGGCGGCGAATAAAGAACAAAGGGACCTTTTCAAGCAGCTCGTGGATGAAGCTTTTTCTAAAGTGTTATGAACAAAATCCCAAAAATCTACACGTTCGGAACACGGTTCAATACTGACATTCTCCGAGGCCCAGTCGCGGTCGAGGAGAAAATCGACGGCAGCCAGTTCCAGTTTGGCCTTGACCTGGAAGAGGGCGTATTGGTCTGCCGCAGCAAGGGACAAGTCATCGACTTGAACGCTCCGGGCATGTTTTCAGCCGCAGTAGAAACCGCGCTCGGGTTCGGTGACGTGCTCGTGCCCGGACGGGTTTATCAGTGCGAATATCTCGCCAAGCCGAAGCACAACGTTCTGTCATACAACCGGATACCTAGAAGCCATCTGGTGCTTTTCGACGCGAAAGATAAAGATGGAACCTATTTGTCGCTCGACGCGAAACGCGCGTCCGCCGACATTTTAGGTCTCGAACCCGTTCCGGTTCTGCATTTCGGCGAGCTATCTCCAACCCAAGAATGGGTGGACGCTTTTCTTCAGACCGACTCTGCTCTAGGCGGTTGCAAGGTCGAGGGCATTGTCATAAAGAACTATGCGTTGCCGCATCCGGAGTCCGAATCGGGCTTCGCGCCAATGACCGCCAAAATTGTCTCTGAGCGCTTCAAAGAGAAGCAGTCCAGCCAGCCCCGCAATCCGAAGGCCGGACAGGGCGAGCACATGCAAGCAATCATAAACAGCTTGCGGACCGAGGCGCGATGGCTCAAAGCGATTCAGCATCTCCGAGAGGCGGGCCAGCTTGCCAATGCGGAAAAGGATATCGGTCCACTGGTCCGAGAGATTCAACGCGACACTCTGGAAGAGGAAGCCGACTGGATTAAAGAGCAGCTTTTCGTTGCCGCAAAGACAGAGATTCACCGTGGAGTGGTCCAGGGTTTCGCGCAGTATTACAAATCACTTCTTAATAACGGCATGTCGGTTTATCAGGAAATGGTAACCGCTCCGGCCGCTCAATAACACAGTCAGCTAAAACAGAAAAACACAGTCAATATGCAAACACAAACCGTAATTACTAAAGAAGTTGCAACCGAATTGCTCTGCACTCCGGGCCTGCGAATGACCAATAAAGAACGCAAACAGTTTCACCGCGCGCGGTGGACCCTGCTTAACCCCGAGAAGTTTGACCCGCTAGGCATCGAGCACCGGCTGGACTATCGGCTGTGTCAGCGCAACTGGAAACAGCTCTGTAAATGGCTGAAGCGCGCGACCACCCGCAGACGGGACGCGCAGGCCAAGTTCCAAATCATTCAGCGGCGCCAGGAGAAGCTCGGCAAGAAAACTGGGCAGCCCAGCGATAGTGACATTCAGGAGCTGCTTGTGCTCCAGCAAGCGACGGCCGCACTGAACGCCAAAGCGCGCATACTGGATATTTTCATCGACGCTGTCGAGTCGGAAATTGGCAAGCGGAGGAAGCTCTGGGAGTCCGTTAAAACTGCCGGTGCCCCCGCGTTCGCTCGAACATTAAAGAAAGCTTTGTGTTCCCGGGCGGCGTGATTTCTGCCATACTACCGCAACGATTATGACTGAAATGGAAAAATTGCAGCAAATGATGTCCAACCTCGATTCAGTGCCTTCAGTGCCTTCAGTGCCAAGTAAAGACGAATACAGCGGTCCGGACGGTCCGGACGGGATGACGGTGGTCCCCGCGGACCCGATTCTCGATACCACCGGCGCGCCCACGGCGCCGCCCGTGACCGCCGCGCAGCGTGGTAAAACGTTGTCCGGAACTAAACCTGCCGCCCCCGAGATTTTCATTCCAGAGGCGGCGGTCCCCATTCCGGCGGGCTTGCGTATGGTCTTTACCGGCGTCACCGGCTCCGGGAAGTCTTCAGTCGCGAAGCAGCTCGGCCTCATTGAGCTGCAAATCCAGGACTCGATTCGGGACCTGTATCATCGCTACTTTCCCGGTCAAGAACCACCGGCCGACTTCGTCAACACGCTCCTGGTCTGGGGCGAGGGCGTAGTGGACCCCAAAACGCCGGTGACTCCGGCCCGCATGCTTTTCGTTGACTTTGTCCGCAAGCTACTGATGCCGCAGTCGTTGAATTTCGAGTTTGGCGAGCGCGGTTTTTGGCAGAAGATGCTGATTAACAGCGCGAATAGAGAATCGATGCCCGTGGCTGTGACGACATGCACAACCCAAGCCCTGTTGGACGAATTGAAGTCGAACGGCTTTCAGCATTTTCATATCGCGTGCAGCAATCAGACTTTGGGCACCCGCAAGCGGCGCGTCGGCGCCAATGACCAGCTCGCCGTCGCGCTTTCTAATCAGCTCGTGCGTGAGGTCAGCATGCGCCCGCAGGGCGGCCAGTTACCGTGCATCTGGAATGATACGGTCCCCGCGCCGAGTCCCCGGTTCCTTACGCTGGAAACCGCGCGACAGATGCTTCAGCAATCGCAAAATTCAATCATAACGGGAGAATAAATATGGGAGAAAAAAGTCTAATTAGTCTGGGCCTGGGTGCCGCGATTCTTGGCATCCTCGCGGTTTTCGTTGTAGTGGGGTGCGCGGTTATGCTGCCCACCTTAATCGTGTGGTTGCTCTGGAATCACGCCATCGCACCGGCCTTCGGGATTCATCATATAGGGTTCTGGCTGACATTCGCCATACTCTGGGTGCTGAGCATCCTAGGCCGGACGCTTTTCGGAAAGTAAATCTATGGACAAGAAAATCGACAACAAGAAACAGGGCAAGCCCGAAGCGCCCCGCATTGAAGGCGTGGATGAATCGGCTTGTGGTCAAAATCCACACTGGCCGGGAGACGGTCTGCTCGCGCCGGGTAAGAAAGACGACACAACCCTTCCTGAGCTGCCGAATCATCCGACAGCTAACGGCCAATGAGCGTCCCCGATTACATCCGGACATATTCGGGACATAAATTTCATACGTCGCCTCGGCCGGAAGACTTCGACATTCGCGATATTGCCCGGGGACTCGCATGCGCCTCTCGCTGGGGCGGCCACACCCGCTGGTGGTATCCGGTGGTTCCTCATTGCCTTTTCGTCGCCGCGATGCTGCCACGCGAACTTAAGTTTGACGGGCTCATGCACGACCTGAGCGAAGCGTATTTCTGCGATATACCGAGCCCGTTCAAAGCGCTCATGCCGGAATACAAGGAAATCGAACACTCAATTATGACCGCCGGTTCTAAGCGTTTCGGCTACAAGTGGCCCAAGCCGGACCTCGTGAAAATCGCGGATTCAATCGCGCTGCAAGAAGAACATCGAGCATTTTTTCCGCACGAATACGCGGAGGACGTTCTGGCAGTTCAGCGACCCCTAGGAATTCACCTGCCGGAACAGTGGGACTTTTCCGAGTGGGAAACAATGTCTAAAGAACAAATCAGCAACCGTTTTATTTATGAATTCCTTAAACTCAGACCCTAGCTTGAAAGGCCCCGGCGGCGCGCCGACCCGGGCAACTACACTTCCCGAGGGCGCCGCAGACCGTAAAAAGTTTCCCGTCGCCTCTGGCGTTTTGGATTACTTTCCGGACGCCCTGGTCGCGATTTCGGCTCTGTCACAAAAAGGCAATGACCAGCACAATCCCGGCAAGCCGTTGCACTGGGACCGTTCAAAATCAGGTGACGAGGCGGACACGATGATGCGGCATTTTCTCCAGCGCGGCACTGTTGACACGGACGGCGTTCGGCATACGGTCAAGATGGCGTGGCGTGCGCTTGCGCTGTTGCAGAAAGAACTGGAAGGGACGCAATTTACTTCCAAGTATCCAAAGTATTTTATTACAAGCAGTTCCGTTATTTATCGTGCGCGCCATTCTGAGGATTTAGGCGAGTATTGGTTTAATGGCGTCTGGAACGTGAGTGGGATGCTGCCCGCCATTGAAAAGTTTCATACTGCGCGGGAAATCTCTAAAGAAAAAGCCGCGGCCCTAGGAGCGAGCGTGGAGCTATGAAAGAGGGTGGATACAAAAGGCTGTTCGAGCGGACCGCGGCCTGGGTCAATCAAGTTCGAAATCCAGAAACGCGGCCGCTGTGGCATATCGACAATTTTAATACGGCTTATGATATGCAGGGCGCGCTACAGCAAGCAATCACAGCACAAAAAGCGGGATGGCATCTAGAGCTATGGGCCGAGGAGGACGGCTCGCTTTCTTGTCGCATGGTCAAAAATCCCGGCGCGCCGCCCGTATGAGAATCCGCATCAAGAAAATCGCCGAGAACCCGGGCGGCGCCGAGGCGCGCAGCATGAAAGACCACGTCCCCGGCGGCCCGAATGATGATGGGAAATCTCTCCCGGTGGAATACGAAATCGAAGGCGAGCTGCTCTGGCCTATCCGGCCGGGAGAATCGGTCTTCGTGCTCCGGGACAAACGAAACGGCGAGACGGTCCCTGGAGCATTCGTGTCGAGCCCCGTCACTGAAGTCAGCTCGAACGGCTTTCGCACCAAGAATTCTGTCTATATCACCGGCTGACTAATGAAATTAATCCCGCTTACTCAAGGAAAGGCAGCCAAGGTACGGGTAAATCGAAAACAGATTTTTTTAGGCTGCTTCGAGTCTGCTATTTTGGCGGCTCGGGCCAGGGACGACGCAGCGAGAAAATATTTTGGAGAGTTTGCTTTTCTCAATTTTCCATGCTGTTTCTAGAACGATTACGGCCGCACCAACAGAGACCCGCGCAAGAGCTTCGGAAATGCCTTACACAATACGGAGCTGCCCTAGATGCTTCTGACACAGGCACGGGAAAAACTTATGTGTCCTCTTGGATAGCTAATCAGTTACATGCGGCTACTCTGGTCATAGGTCCGAAAATCAGCCGCTCGGCTTGGGACCGAGGAGCGGCGAACTTCGAAGATAAATTTTCTTTTTGTAACTATGAACTTTTGCGCGGCGGCAACACTCCTTTTGGAAAGTGGGATGGTTATAAGCCAGGTGTTGATTATCTTAAATGCGAAGTTTGTCAGTGTGTTGTGGACCCGGTAAACCCTTTTCCGTGCCCGCACCACCCACGGGGCATCCATTCGGTAGAAAAGAAACGGCGACCGCCGAATTACGGTAGCTTTGTATTTCATCCCGCTATCGAGCTAATCATTTATGATGAAAGCCAGCGAATTAATGGCTTGGATTCTTTAAATTCCGAACTGTCGCTGGCAGCCACTCGACAGAAAATAAAAGCTCTATATCTTTCGGCCACTCCCGCGCATTCTCCCCTCAATATGCGCGCTTTAGGATTTGCTTTGGGGCTTCACAACGATAAGACCGAGGAAGCTATCACGATTTCAGGCCAGATGCTTCCCCGCCGGGGCAAGCCCAGTTTCTACCAATGGTTGAGACAGTATCAGTGCTGGAACGACGCGCGCTTCAAAGGCTTAAAATGGTTTGCGGGGCGGGAGGACCAGAAAAAAATAATGCTCGAAATCCGCAACTCGATAATTCCCGCGCGCGGCGTTCGAGTCACTACAGAATCTATTCCCGGTTTTCCGAAACGCGTAATCCTGCCCGAGCTATACACGCTGGACGACCCGGAAGCCGTCAACTCGTGCTATAAAACGATGGCCGGGGCAATTGAGGCGTTGAAATTAAAAGCCGCGGGAGATAAAAATCCGGACAGTGCGCTGACTTGCATCCTCCGAGAGAGACAGCAAGTCGAGCTGCTCAAGGTGCCCGTCGCCACTGAGCTGGCCCAGGACGATTTGGAAAAGGGGATGTCGGTCGCGTTCTTCGTGAACTTTCGGCAAACTATCGAGGAGCTGAAAAAGCGGTTCCCGGGCGCCGGGATAATCGACGGCTCTCCGGAGTCGCTGCGCAACCGGCAGCGCTACATAGACCAGTATCAAGACAACGTTCTGCGGGAGCTAATTGTCAACTGCGCCGCCGGAGGGGTTTCGCTGAGCCTGCAAGATTTGGTCGGATGCTTCCCTAGGTCCGGCATCGTGTTCCCGGGCTTTTCGGCCGAAGAGTTTCGTCAGCTCGTGGGCCGGTTCCATCGGGACGGCGGAAAGAGCACCTGCTACTATCGCGTGATTTTCGCCGCGGGAACGGTGGAAGAGCCTGTCTGGAAAAGCCTGCGCGGAAAGCTGGATTGCCTGGATGCCCTGGTTGACGGGGACCTGATGCCCGATAACTTAGTTTTACATTGAGGCTTGCAGAGTTGCGGCTACTTAGTATATTTGTCTCATGTATGCGTTGAATCAAATTATTCGGATGAACCGGGAAGCGGTCGAGCAGTCGATGCGCGAAGACAACTTTTCACGGCACTGCTCGTTCGCGGGCAACTCCCAGGAAGGCGTGGTCCTGCACTCCGCCAAGCACCGCAATACGGTTTTCCTGCGCGGCGGACGGCAGGCGGCGGCATTTCTGGCGGCCTGGTGGTCCGTGAACAGCCAGGAGCAGCGCGACCATCTGGTTGAATCCTACTTCTAACCCCATGAGTGCCTACGAATTTTCGGGTAATCTCTGGGTCGTGGTCGCCCTGGTTGTCGTTGCGGTGTTCGCGGGCATCGCGGTAGTCAACTGGGCAATCGACCGATGGCTGGACTAATGAAAGACGGCCTTTACAATCGCGGCGCCTACGGGCTCCCTTCCGGGGCGGCTGAAGTATTCGCCGCCACGATTGCGACCCTCGACTACGCGAATCACGCCCTGGAAGAGTCCCGAGCGGACCGCTACGGCATCGCCGAGCTGCCCGGCTCTCTTGAGATTCAATCGGGCGACGTGGTCGAGGTAGAAGTCCGGGGCGGCAGTCCGGTTAAAGCGGTGGTTCGCTTTCCGTATGACGAAAAGCTGGACCTAGTTTTGGTTCTGCTGCCCCGGACTGCGGCCAGATATTTCGTAAAGACTGTTTGGTTCAATCAACTCTCAGACAAACACCGCACTCTTCGTTTAGCTCCGTATTCACGACCATGAAACTTGACCACTTGACATTTGGCCAGCTTTTCAAGCTGGCGCTCCCCGAAACTTTAATGCGCGCGACCCGCGCGTATCACAACGTGCTGCGCAGGCAATGGAAATATGACGGCTTTTCTGTTGCAGCCGCCGAGGAGCACGCGAGCCCGTATTTTATCGACAAGTGGAAGCGGATGCTGGATTTCCTCCGCGGCCCCGAGCTGAAATCGGCTCTGCGAAAAGCCGCCGCGGCGCAGGCAATCACTCCCACTCCGGGCGCCCCATTCCCTTTTATGACCGTCAATCGGTTCAAGTTCCCTGATTACCGAAACCGCCTTGCGGTGTCCGGGCTCATTCTCATGCACTGCCGACACAATGGAGTGCCCGCCAAGTGCCGCGTGACCCCGGATGGGGATTTCGAAATCCGCGTTGAAACAGGCCCGCTCGGATGCGCGCTGCTCTGCCACAAGCCGGGGCTGAAGCTGAGCACTATTGATAAATTCTGCCAGGATACCGGGATACACACCTGGGGACCTTTTCCCTGGGTCCCGCTCGGGACACCCCGAGACGCGCGAATAAATCCCTGCGTATGGCCGACCAATACCCCGGGCGTGCAAGAAATCGCGAAGGAACTGATTCAATATGTGCCAACAAGTCATTGACCGCCTTATTCTGCGGGACATTATCTGGGCTACTTTTCTAATTGCGCTGCTAATGTAATCGCGTAACTATTTATGAGCTATGCCTGTCAAAATCAAATCTGTAGGTCACGGAAAAGTCCAAGTTCGAACCCCCGGCGGAGTCAAGGCGAAAGGGACGAGCAAAACGAAGGCCGAGGCACAAGCGCGACTTCTCCGGGGGATAGAACACAATCCGGACTTTCGGAAGCGCGTAATGCAAAGTTCCTGACAGTTCTCCACTGTCATTTCTGCGGCAAGCCCGGCGCCACGGAGCGCTTGATGATTAAGCGCTACGAGACCGCTCCGGTTATGGTAGTGACGCACCCGGATTGCGTGCCATGAAAGTTTGTGTTCCCTTTCCCCGAAAATTCTGATAAACTCAAAACTCGAAAATAGAAAAAATGCAAAACATTAAATCCGGAAATCGCAGTCGTCGTTTAAGCGCAAAGCTGAGGGAAATCCTCCTCGGCATAAAAAATCGCGAGGCTCAAATCGAGGCCGTTCAAGCCAACGAGGAACTGGGTGCCCCTGACAAGGAAACCCTGGTCGCCAAAATGCGCAACCAAATTGGCGCCGACCGCGTCGCGGCCAATCGCCTGGAGAAGCGCAAGCGGGAGCTGGCCTACGAAGACCGCAGTCCTGTCTCGGCCGCGCCGCGCGGCGCCGCTATCTGCATCCCGTCGCACGCATCGGTCATCCAGGAATCCGGGCCAGCAAAATGGACCCGCATCAGCCGCCGCGAATGGTGTGCGGCCCGCTCGTTCTTTGCCGTTCGGGATGCTTTTTCAACCGTTCACGAGGCTTTTTATGCTCGGTAGAAACGCCGCCGAGACGGCGGAGCTGGAACTGGGAAAGAGGCTCGCCGAATGCCTCACTCCGTTGAAATCGCAGCACGCGGTAGCCCGGGAACTGGGCATCTCACGCGAAGCGGTCCGGCGGATTGAGCGGCGCGCACTGGCAAAAATCGCAATCAAACTGAAAGAAATTGCAAATGTCGAACGCGCTTAGAAACTGTGATTTAAATTATTGTGTCGCGCGGCTGCCGTGGCAGCTCCGCGAAGCCGTCGAGGAACGTGAAATCTCTGATGCCATAATCGCGGGCGGATTCATCCGAGCCACGATTGCGCGCGAGGATGTAAACGACGTTGACGTTTTTGTCCCGAGCGAAGCGGTGGCGCAATCGCTGGCCGCAGACCTCGTAAAGCGCAAACTGGGCAGCGGCACGGCCGGTCACGTTTTCGAGACCAAAAACGCTCTGACCCTGACTTGTTTCGCGCCCGTTATTCAGATTGTGCATCGCTGGCCCTTCTCCGGCCCGGCCGGAGTGCTGAACCTTTTTGACTTCACTGTATGCCGGGCCGCTATGTGGTTCGGTATCAGCCGGGAGGGCGACCGCTGGACGTCGCAAATCGGCGATTCGTTCTACGCGGACCTTGCCGCGAAGCGGCTAGTCTATACGTGGCCGTCCATTGCGGAGGCAGAGCCCGGCGGTTCGATGCTTCGCTTGATGAAATATCTTCGCCGCGGATATCATCCACCGCTGGATACGATAGCTGCCGTTACCGCACGCTGCGCCGCCCAGGCCCAGTATTTGTGTGATACAAAGGCTCGCGCTTTGGAACAGGACATAATCGAAAACCTTCGAGAAATAGACCCCGATGTCAACGAACGCCGATAATTCTGAAGAGAGGGTCCACCACCCCTACAGCCCGTCGCAGCTTCAATCCCTCGAAGCGTGCCCCTGCTACAAGGGCAAGGACAGCAAGCACGAACGCACCATTGCGGGGACCCTCGGCCATAAGGTTGTCGAGACAAAAATGGACGATGACCGGCTCTCGGACGCTGACGCTGTAGCAGCCGCGGCGTGCATTGACTTTGTCGAAACGCGCAAGCTGGATATTCAGACCCGCTTTCCTGGCGGCCCGGTTATCGAGCTGCAAGAATCCTATCTGTCGATTGACGACCTCGTTTTCGATGACGCGAAAAGCACGACGGCCGGGTATGTGGATACGGTGCTGCTGAGCTGGGATAAAACCTACGCCGAAATGGCGGATTGGAAATTTGGAATGTGGGCGGTCGAAGACGCGTCCAACAATCTGCAAGCAGGTTCCTATATGCTAGGCCTTTTCAAGAGATACCCGAAGCTCCAGCGCATCCGTTTTTTCTTTAGGCAGCCGCATATCGATGGTTTTAGCGAAACGGAAATGACGCGGGACCGAATTCCCGAAATGTATCTTCGAATTCAAACCGTAGTGGCGCGCGCTCGGACTGCGCGAAAGTCTGGGAATTACGATTCGGCGACTCCGGGTTGCCCGCTGTGCTGTTTTTGTGCAAATCTCGGCGAGTGCCCAAAGGTTGCGGCCTTGATGCTGAATGTTGGCCGAAAGTTCCACTCCGTAGCGGTGCCGCCGGATATCACGCCGACCGCGTTGCTGAGCTCGAAAGACACCGGAATGTGCATGAAAATCGCCCAGATTGCCAAGACCTGGGCCGAGGCTTTTCGGGCTCGACAAACCGACCGCGTGCTGCGCGGCGACTCGGACTTGCCGGAAGGTTTTCATATCGAGTCCCGCCGAGGCAACCGAAAGGTTGCAGACGTAGTGAAGTTCGCACAAATCACTTTGAACTATATCAAGAAAGAGGTTTACGACAAACTGGTTGAGCCGCCGCCGATAGGAGCGATTGAAGAGGTTATATCGGAAGCGGCCCCGCGGGGCAGTAAAGAATCGACAGTTCGGCAGTATGCCGCAGACCTCGAAGCTGCCGGAGCGGTAGCTCACGGTGAGCCTTACAGCTTTTTGAAAGCTTCGAACGATAAAGAGAAAAAGAAAGCGGCTAAGCAGCAAGCTTTGATTAACGAAACTCCGTGAAATTAATCATGACCGCGCCGCACGCGAAATTTTTGGGGAATTTGCTTGCTTGAATTTTCCAAATTTGCAGAAAACATAAACACACAAACCAAAGGAAAATAAATAGTATGTCCGAAGTTAATTTTGGTGCCGGTGCCACGCCGGTCGAAACCGCAGCCCCTGAGACCGCCGCGGTTCCGCAAAACGAGTCTCAAGTTCCCGATACCACTGGCGCCGGTGCCGTCGCCCGGCCGCTCGCGGCCGATTACATTCCCGGTTTTCGGGACGTGATTCTTCCGGCCTTGAACATCGCGCACCCGGTTGGCGAAATCGGGAAAACGTTCCCGCACGGTTCCATCGTGTATGACAATCGAGTGGTGCTTTTCGCTCCGCCCGACATCGACACTGCGACCGGCACCGTTCGCCGCGCTGCGCTGCCCCCGTGCATCGTGACATTTCTCGGAATCGAGACGCCCCGTTACGCGGAAAAGGTCGCCGGTGGCGCCCGAGGCATCGTAGTGAACACGGAGCAGGCGGTCACCGCGTCCGGCGGCACCCTGGACTATGGCGAGTGGAGTTTGAAAAAGGCTCAGGGCATGAAGTATTTCGTGCCCACGGTTCGCGCCATGGTCGCCATTCAGCGTCCCGAGCACGTCGCGGATGACGGCGCGCTGTTCGTGCATGAAGTCAATGGCCTGAAATACGCGCTGGCGTTCTGGTCGTTCAAAGCGTCCGCATACACCGCCGCGTGCAAGCGCGTGGTGTTCCCCGCGAAGCTGACCGGCTGCCTTCAGAAAGGCTACCCCGCGTTCAGCTTTGCCGCCTCAACGAAGTTGACTCCCTTCCAGGGGGGCAATTTCGCATGGCTCCCGGTGCTGGTGCCCGCAAAGGCCAGCACGCCGGAGTTTCTGGCCTTCGCCGATAAGGTCCTGAAAGGCTAGTCCCCGAACCCCGATGCAGGGCGGCTCGGTCCCAAGCCGGGCCGCCCTTTTGCCAATGAGTGAAATTCTAGATTTAGCTTCAGGCCGGTATCTTAACGAGTCGGCCATCCGCCAGCATGCGCTGGAATGCTCTAAACAATGCCGGGCTGGAAAGTTTACGAGAGTGTCGGCGGAATTTGTGGACCAGATTAAAGCTGACGTTGAAGCGCTAGTCCGCAAGCTTCGTAACGAGCACCCAACGCTTACACATCCTCAGGTATCATGCAATCTTATGTTCCCCTCCGGCGCTTTAACTGATAAATTAACCGAAGCAACTAATGAAGTCATTGCCAGAATTATCCAAAGAGCCGTCGAACGCCAGCCCAGTTGCGGAGTTACATTGTCCCGAACTCGCTAAAGCGCTGCGAGAAAACGAATCACTATACGTCCGGCTCGCCCGGGCGGAGGAGAAACTTTTGGAACAGGAAGGCGTCATTGACGACCTTCGCGCGAAACTTGACCGGATACCCTACTACCACTAATGCCAATCGCACTTGACTTTGAAACGTTTTTTTCACGTAAGCTAAAGTATTCAGTCGCCGGGAATCTTCCGGAAATCTATTGTGCCGACGAGCGCTTTGACCCATATCTTTTGTCCGTATGCGACGGAACGCACTCGTGGAGCGGAGCCCCAAAAGACTTTAACTGGAGCGCCCTGGAAGGGGCCGTTGTGCTCTGCCATAATTATAGGTTCGACGGAAGCGTCTATGAAGAGATGGTCAAGCGGGGCCTTGCTCCCAGGATAAATGTCGCGGAGTGGGTCTGCACGGCCAACCTCACATCGTATTTGTGCAACCGCCGCGCTTTGGCGGATGCGGTCGAGTATCTGTTCAAGGTAAAGCTCGACAAATCAGTCCGAGCAGACGCCGACAATAAAAAATGGCCAAATGATTTCACCGCCTCGGAGCAAACCGCGATGCTCAAATACGCCAAGGACGACGCGATTTGGACGTGGCGACTTTGGGACAAGTTCGGGAACCAGTGGCCCGCTACAGAACGATATTTGAGTCGGTTCACAATCGAACAAGGCAAGCGCGGCGTGCAGCTAGACCAAGACCGGCTGGATGCGGCGCTCTGTCTCGCGCACGAGATGCTGAAGAATACTGAAAAGCAAGTTCCCTGGACGGCAGGCGCCGAAGATTGGGACGATTTCAACACAAAACCGACGAGCAGCAAATGCATCGCAGAAAATTGTCGGCGGGTCGGTATCCCGTGTCCTCCTGCCAAAGTTGACGACCTTGAAGGCTTTGAGCTGTGGGAAGAGACTCACGGCCCTAAGCATCCCTGGATTTATGAAGTGTCGAACTGGCGTTCGATTAATCGGCTCTATAAAACTTTTGAGTTGATGAAATTTCGCTCTCGGGAAGATGGCACAATGCCGTATTCGCTGAAATATTGGGGAGCGCATACCGGTCGTTTTTCTGGCGATGGCAAGCTTAACATGCAAAATCTTTTGCGACAGCCGGTCGTCTGCAACGAGCATGGACTTATGGAACACGATGTAAAACGGCTCGCAGAACGCTCCGCCGTGATAAAAGCAACGGGCAAAGAGCCGGGATGGGTCCGCGGCGCGCTCGATGTTCGGTCCATGATTATGGCCCGTCCGGGAAAGAGACTCATCGTGTCAGACCTCGCGACCATTGAGCCTCGGGTGCTCGCGTGGTTGGGGGGTAATAAACCGCTGCTCGACGCGGTTAGCCAGGGCATGAGCGTGTATGAAGCTTTCGCGCGAACCGCGCTTGAATACTCTGGTCCCAAGATGGACAAAGCTTCCGACTTTTACAAGATGACCAAGATTATGGTGCTCGGGCTGGGGTATGGCGCGGGCTGGCGTAAGTTCATCAAGATTGCAGCAACCGGAGGAATTGACCTCTGTGCCCAAGACCCAGAGCTTATTGAAACTGAAGACCCGATTACCGGAGAGACTGTTTCAAAAAGCGGATACGGGCAAACGAGCCGGAGTGCGGTTGAAAAATTCCGAAAAGCCAGCCCTAAAATAACGGGGCTCTGGTCCCGGCTGGATGACGCTTTGCGTAGTTCTGTGGGGCAGGATTTCAAAGTCACGTTACCCTCCGGAAGGGCTTTGGTATATGAGGACGTCCGTTGCGGAATAAAAATTGACGTGGACCCCGAGACTAAAAAGCCAATCCGGAAAACGGCTTATACTGCCGGGATAGGCGGCCGAAGATTTGAATTGTGGGGCTCGCGAATCCTCGAAAACGTAGTGCAGGCGGCGGCCCGAGACGTTTTCGCGTGGCAGCTCGTGAACATGGACCGCCGAGGGTGGCCCTGTATTCTAAGCGTTCACGACGAAGCATTACTAGAGACTGACCCGAGCGTTTCTGTTGAAGACGTGGAACGGGAAATGGGAAAAACGCCGGAGTGGATTCCGGGCCTTCCGGTCGCCGCCGAGGCAAAAATCATGGAGCGCTACGGAAAATGAAATTGATTCCTCTCACGCAGGGAAAGTTTGCGCGGCCTAATTTTCCTCAATAACCATGCCGCTCTACTACATACACAATCTGGTCTCTGTCACTGCGCAACAAGGAAACCCGTGGGACTTCAAGCCCGCGGAAGTCCTTTCGGAAGACGTGCGAAAGAACAAAGCCGCCCGGCAGGCGTGGTATTCCAATCCCGGCACCCGGCACAGCTTTTATTCGATGGTCGAGCCGTTGAATCCGAATGCGCGAATCACGAAGGACGAGAACCCGCCGCACGTTCGGTGGGGTTTCGCTGCCGATTACGATACCCTCAATCTATCGCACGAACGCATCGCCGAGGCAGTTAAGCAGATGCCCCTGAAGCCAAGTCGAATCGAGCAGAGCCTGGGCCATAATTGGCGGCTGGTTTTCACTCTTCCGCGCGGGATACACGTGGGCAATTTTAACTTTGACCAGTTCCTGTGCAAGCGCGCGGTGAAATGGCTGAACCTCGACATCCTTCCCTGTCTGGACCAATCGGCATTTGAAACCCCCACGCGGTATCTATGCAACGGCTGCCAATGGCTGGACACCGGGCACGGCGATTTGCCCATGGACGCGGTTCAGGCTTTTCTTGTGGATGCCGCGCGGGATTTCGATTTCAAGCCGTCGCGCGTCGAATCAGACGTGCCGCTGGACGCGGTCGAAAAGGCTCTTCGAGAAAAGTATCCCTCGTTCGCGTGGCCCTCCGCGTTCGAACTAAATTCGCAGGGTCCAACATTCTGGATTCCTGAATCGACGAGCCCCATGTCCGCCATTGTGAAGCCCGGCGGAATGATGACATTTGCGGCGCACGCCACGAAGCCCTTTAACACCTGGAGCGATATCTTAGGTACGGAATTCGCGAAAGGCTGGTCCCAGGGCGCCATATCCAAATCGACAGAGAACATTTTCTTCGACGGCCACGATTTCTTTATGCAGGGCGTCGAGGGAATCTATCAGCTTACGAATAAAGATGCCTTGGCGAATTATCTGAAAGTGAACTGCCGGATTTCTACCAAGGGCGACAAACAGACTGGGATTTCTCAAATGGACGAGGCGATGAACTACATCTATCGCAACAATCGCATCGTCTCTGCCGCGTCATTTGCTTTCCAGCGCCCGGGCATCATTACCCGGGACAGCGGCCGCATTCTGAACACCTATTTCCGGAAGCCGATTACCCCCGCGGCGGGCACCCAGGTCCTGGGACCCCTCGGCAACTCGCCCTGGTCCTCGGCCCTGTTTCGGCATATGCTGAACGAGGAAAAAGCTTACTGGTCCTTCATCGCTTGGTATCAATACCTCTTGATAAGCGTGAATGACTGGTGTCCGCGGCCCGGGCAAAACATTTTCCTCGCGGGAGTCCACAACTCGGGAAAGACCCTTGCTAACCGGCACTATATCGGCGCCTCGGTCGGCGGATTCATGGACGCGAGCGAGTATTTTCTCGGTCTTTCTATGTTCAACGCCCACTTGTTCGAAGTCGGCCACTGGGTAATCGATGACGAAACGGTTGTTGGCTCCCCCGCGAACATGCAGCGAACTTCGAATATGTTCAAGAAAATCGCCGCGAATCAGACTATGATGTCTCATGCGAAATTCCAAAAACAGAGTATGGTGGAATTCTCCGGTCGGCTCGGGGTAACGTTGAACCTGGACACTAATTCGATGCGCATTATCGGCCCACAGGATTCCGCTACGCTCGAAAAAACGAACATCTATCGGTGCAATGAGGTTCCTTTCGCGTTTCCCTCGCGGGCCGAGGTTGCGCGGATTCTTAGCGTCGAGCTGCCCTACTTTATCAAAGCTGTGATGACGGTCGAGATTCCGCAGGAGCTGGTGAAGCCTTACGGGCGCTATGGCTGGGAAGCATACCACGATGAACTGCTGCTGGACCGCACGAATCAATCTCAGTCCATCGGACCCTTCAAGGAGTTGCTAATCGAATCTCTCTCAGACTATTTTCGGCAAGACCTGGAGAAGCCGGAATGGCGCGGCACCGTTACTCAGCTCATGCGGCTGCTCTCCTCGAATCCGTTGAATGACCACGTAATGCGCGGCCTGAAAATGGACCAAGTCAACCGATACCTGGAGCAAATCCAGAAAGAGGGCCTGCTGCACTGCGAGGCGGATAGCGGAAAGCTCAAGACCCGCGTTTGGATTTTCAAGCGGACCGCCTTCGAAGACGTTCTTGGGGTCCCCGTCGCCGTCGCTCCCACGATTCAAGCTGGTCCAATCACGCCAACCACAAAAAATCCTTTTGATAAGTAGAATGAACATACTTGATTCTTTTCCGAAAACTGAACCCGAGCCAAAAATTATAGGGCAGTGCAATGAGATTTCTAAAGCAGTTTTGCAGGTAGCTCCAACCACCCTCCGCAAGGCTAATGATTTTGTGGCGTTGCACCATCGGCACAACGGTCGCACTGCCCGTAATGGCGGCAAGTTTGCCATCTCTCTACTGCTAGACGGCGAGCAAGTCGGTGTTGCTATCGTGGGAAACCCGCTTTCCGCAACTTACATGGACGGGTTTACTTCAGAGGTACTTAGGGTCTGCACCGTTGAGAAAGCTCCCCGAGGCGCGTGCTCCATGTTATATCAAGCTTGCTGGCGCGCCTGGCGGGCGATGGGCGGTCGTAAAATGATTACCTATACCCTGGAAACGGAATCGGGGGCTTCGCTACGCGGGGCTGGGTGGGAAAAGGTTGGGAAAACTAAACCAGTCGCTCCCGGCTGGAGGAAAGCGGACCACTTGACTTCTCGCACGTATGCCCCGGTTATGGGGCTTGTAAAAAATCGCTGGGAGGCCCGATGAAGTTGCTCTGCCTCGACCTGGGCACCACCGCCGGTGAAGGAACCACAACCAAAAATCCTTTTGATACGTAAAATGAACATACTCGATTCTTTTCCGAAAACTGAACTGGACGCTAAAACTGAAGCAAGGATGAAACCCGAGGACCTCTCGGTTGCCTATATGCACGAGGCCGTGCTCTACGCGCGCGCGTGCTGCGCGTCCGAAATCCCCGATGGCGAGCTTGTCAGCATCTGCTATGATGCGATGATGAAAACGGCCAAGTTGTTCTCTCCCGAGCGCGGCCGATTTTTCGCCTACTGCAAGCCGCGAATCCGGGGCTCGCTTCTGCGTCATTGGAAAACCACTATGGCGACCGTGCGAAATGCAGAAGTAGTTCCTGAACTCTCAACCGCGGTTTTTCTGGATGAAGCACCGGACTCGGAAATTCGAGACTACGATACGCCGCACTCCGAACCAGATTTCGATTCTATCGGCTTCCGGGAACGCTGGGCCGAGGTCTCTGCGATTCTTGCCAAGCGATGCACCGACCGGGAACGCACGATTATGCAACTGGTATTCAGCATGCATTTTACGTTCGAGGAAACCGGCAAGGTATTAGGCATTTCCCGAGCCGCGGCGCAGGCGATAGCTTCCAAGGTCATAGAAAGAGTGCAAAAGGTTCTCAACGTATGAAAATTCTTGCCTTGGACCTCGGGACTAAGACCGGCATCGCCACTAACCTGGGCGGTGAAGTGTCGGCATATACAAAGACCTGGGCCACCGGCGCCGAAGTGACCGCCTGGGGGAAGCAGCGGCAGACCCGGAGGAGGGACCCCCGGGTGGTTCGATTTTATGAATTTTTGTGCTCCCTGGAGCGACCCGATGTGGTAGTCTTCGAAGATGTTGAATTCAGCTCCTACTGCAAACAGACCCAAATGTGGTCCAGCCTTCGGACTGCCGTGTGGCTCGCTTTTGCGACCCAGGTAACTATTGAATGCGTGCCCGTTACCACGCTGAAAAAGTTTGCAACCGGCTCGGGAAACGCCGACAAGAAAGGCATGGAAAAGCATCTGTTTTTGCAGTATCCGAAATGGAAAAACGCGAAGCTCGACGACAACGCAATTGATGCCCTTTGGATTTTTTATTGGGCAGCGCACAATCTCTCCCGCGCGAACTATGGCAAATAAAATCAAAGAACAGGATTTGAACCGGGTTGTGGTCTCCTCCCGGGAGACGACCACGCAGGCGCAACTGCACTCGCTGCTGAATATCGCGGGATTCATGCTGAGTGCGATTCATGCGCGGCCGCCGCAGCCGGATGGAGAGTATCATCCAGTTCTTGGCGAAGCGCCGGTAGCGGCGGAAAACTGTTTCGTCAAGGCATGCGAGGCCATCGAGGCCATCGTTTCCGACAAACAACGCTGGGACTACGCCTTTCAAAAGAAGGTCGAAGACGACTACGCGAGCGCGATGCAAATGAACCTCGAATACATCCGCGCGCAGCGAGACGCGGCGGTCGAGGCCGCATCGCCGCATCATATCTGCAATCCGAACCTCGCGCTATTGCAGGACGGCAAGTATGCCGCCTTTACCGGCTCGGCAGAAAATCCGAACATCTATGGTCTGGGCTCCTCTCCAGAAGAAGCCCTGGCCGCTTTCGATGACGCTTTTCGTGGCAAAGTAGCAGAAACAATACAAGAACTGAATGAGCAAAACAAACAAGTGGACGGAAACGGAAGTGACGCAACTCAGAGCCCTTCGCAGCCGGGGACTGACAACGAGGGAGATATCCAAACAGATGAATCGCTCGGTCAAAGCGGTGGAACAAGCGGCGGCCCGGTTTGACATTCCGGCCGCGGCTCGCCCAAAGGTAGAAATCGAGCCGGAATACGAAACGGCGGTCCCGGTAAAGGTTAAAGAGCTGGAACTGCCCAAGCCAGAGTTTGGGCACCTTCCGCTGAGCGTGACGGATTCGGGCGAATGGTTTCGCTACGGGCTCGTGGGAGATACGCATCTTTGCTGCAAGCAGGAGCGCCTAGCAGAGCTGCATCAGTTTTATGACCTGCTGGAAAAAGAAGGCATACATGAGGTTTTCCACGCAGGCAATCCGGTAGATGGATATGTCCCGAAAATCAATGGAGATTCTGTTTTCGATTCCTCGATTGACGGCCAATGCCAATACTTCATTGACAATTACCCGTCACGAAAAGGCATCACTACCTACTATATCACGGGCGACGACCACGAAGGATGGTGGCAAAAAGAAGGATTCAATTTCGGCGGCTATCTTCAGTATCTGGCGCACGACCAAGGCCGCAAGGACTTGGTCTATATTGGCCACGTCGAGGCGGACATCGAGCTGAAGAGCAAGAAAGCCAGCACCATCATCAAGATTCAGCATCCAGGCGGCGGGTCTTCCTACGCGAGAAGTTACACCGGTCAGAAGCAGGTCGAGGCATTCGAAGGCGGCGAGAAGCCTGCCATTCTGGTGCAGGGGCATTACCACGTGTCAAACTGGATGAACGACCGGAACATTCACGTGGTTTCGCTCCCCGGCTGGCAGGACCAAACCATTTTCGCGCGCAAGAAAAGGCTGCGTATGGAAATCGGGGGCGCCATTCTGGAATTCAAACGCAATCCCGAGGACGGTTCTGTTACGCGGTGCCGACTGGAATTCGTTCGATACTTCACTCGCGGCTTTTATAAAAAGTATCTGACGAGTGACGTGAAAATCCTCAAGGGGCACCTCGTTTTGAACGCATGAAAGAAATTCGGCTAACAAACGGCGGGGCGGTCTTCCCATGAAAAAACTTCTACTTGACCCGGCCGTCTTCAATTACGTCATCCTGGGGCTTTACATGCTCAGTGCCACGCGTTGGGCGCTCAGCCACAAGTGGGCCGATGCGTGCTACTGGTTATCCGCGGCCGCGATTACGGCAACGGTGACTTTCCTATACAAACACTAAACTATGGGCCGCAGGACCCGATTCAGGAGCTGAGACTGCCCCGGGGCAGGCCCCCCAGTAGGTGCCACTGGCTGCGTAGCCGCGATTCGCGCCTGAAGTAGTTTATTCTGAGCAGCGGCAGGAAGGGGCTTCCCTGGTGTCTGGATGACCCCAGTTGCTGCCTGGGGCGGCGGAGGCGGTGTTGCCATAGGCGGCCCGGTCGGAGCGCCGCGGTGCCCCAGCGCGGGGTGCGCGGCACCGGCTTTAGATAGGGCATGGTCAACCTTGGACCACGGCGGCGCCACAGACGTCAGCTTTCCCGCTTTGTCGGCCGCCTGAAGGTCGGCCGGATGCACGTGAAGCTGATTGAAAATCACCCCGATATCGCCCTTTATCGAGTGGTAGAACCCCATTCCGGCCTGCTGCATGTCGTCCGAGTTGGCCGCAATCAGCTTTCCGGGCTCTGTTTTGGCAAATTGGCTGATATCCATCGAGACGGCGGCCGGGGCGCCCGCAACAAGGCCCTGGATGGCGGGTATTTCCAGCAATTCGGGAGGTAACGCGGCTGGCTGCTCTGGCTGCTCTGGTTGTGCCTGCTCGGGTGTGGGCGTGGGTGCGGCGTCAGAAGGAGACGGCGGCGCCGGGGGCGGCGTTGCCATCGCACCGGCGGGTTCTCGGGGCTGAATGTCGATGTCGGCCATACCTTTAACAGTTACTCCTAGGACCGGATTTGTCGTGGTTTAATTTCAGGACCGCGGGCTTTGTGCAGGCGGTTTGCCTCGGCCTGGACGTTCCGCCAGAAGTCGTCAGACGGTGTTGCGGTAGCGGTTTTCGCCAGTTTCCCGGCTTGAGCTTTTTCTGCTTCGCTTAATTCGAGCTTTTTCATTTTGGTTGTATCATGTCCGGCCCCAGGTTAAACCCGATTTGCTCTCCTGTCAATGCCGGAGCGGCCTTTTTCGCCTGCTGCTTGATGGCGGCGGTTTGACGCGCGCCCGCACGGCGTTGCTCGATTTTCGCGAATTCTGGTTCGTAGGTCCCTAGGTCGAGCGGAGACCAGCCGTTGTCCGCCCAACGCTGCTTTTCGGCGAACCACAGGGCGCCCTGGAGCTGGTCCGGGCGCATTCCAAGCTCTTTAGCGGCGGCCGAAAATGCCTTCTGCGCGAAAGCGAAATCCTCGTCTGATACCCCGGACTTGTTCTCCGGCAGAATCCGCCAGCGGTCTTTTGCGCCCTCGTATCCGGCCCATCGCATGGTGCGGTCTGCCCAAAGGTCAATCGTCGCCTCGTGCCCCGTGCCGAGCAGGTTCTGGATGAAATTGCTCGTCTTAGGTCCCGCCTCAGAAAGCCACTTGCGCGCGGCAACCTTGAGCACCTGCACGGAATTGTAACCGTAAAGCGCGCCGTTTTCCTTGCGCGGCTTGAGGTCGTGAAAATCAATCCACTGGCCCAGAAAAGTCTCTGGCGTGGGAGTCTCGGGCAGGTCTGTTCCGTGCTTTGTCAGCCAGCCGCGCCACGTGTCTTTTTCAATCATGTCGAGGCCCTGGACGAGTTTTTTGACTTGCTTGTCATACTTGCCCGCGACGGCCATGTCATGTGCCGCCAGCGCATCAGCAAAATTCGTGTCCGGCTTCTGGCCCGGCGAAGTGGCCGCCAGCATTTCGGCAAAAAGCTGTCCGGTCTTGCCAAAGTGCTTTTTGATTTTCGGCGCGATGTGGTCATACCACGTTTTTCCGTCTTCAAACGCCGGATGGTCCTTATACTGCTTGGCGAAATCGACAAGCCGTTTTGCAAAAGCTTTAACCGCGTTCTCTTCACTACCGGCCTGTTTGTAAAGCGGAGACTCGGTAATCTTGGACGGAATTGCTTCGTCCTTCTTCCGCGGGACCACAGCTTCGGGGAACTGCTCGCCGAGCTGCTTCATCGTCATGTTGCCCTTCTCGACGGTAGATAGGGCACGCGTTTTGGGCGAGCCGATTTCGCCCTCGAACCCGGGGAGTGCGCCGGTATCAATTGCAGCCGGGACCCGCTTGCCGAAGTCGATGCCCATGCTGAACGCGGGGCCGCCTTCAATCTGAGAATAGAAATCCTGTTTTTTGGCCCGGTCTCCGATTGTGGTTTCTTCCGGAATGGCCGGGCTAAGCGAGCCGTCCCCATAAAGCAGCCCGCGCGGAGTGAGAACAGATTCCTGGCCGAATTTCCGACCCCAGGCGACTGCTTCGTCCGGGGTCATTCCAGTGACCAAATAATTCATGCCCTGGTCAACGCCTTTGTAATTCCCTTTGACCGGAATTGGGTTGAATCCGGCCGCCTTTAGTTCTTTTTCCAGGCGCCGATTGGCTTCTTGATTTACCTTGTCGGTCCCCGCGCCGAGCGATTCCTGGGTTGCGGTGAGCACGGCCCAGTTTGGTTTTGTCAAAGCGGCGGGCAGCGTTTTTTCGTCCTTGAATTCCTCCGGCGCCGCACCGGGTCTAAATTGAGCACTGTCGAATCCTTCAGGCCCTGACATAAAAAATTCAACAGTATTACCTTTAGGGTCGTCCGCCGAAACGAACCACTCTTTGCCGCGAACAGGATGGACATAATCCCGAGGATTGTTGGTATCACGAAGGTCCCATCCTTGTTTTTTTAGCTCTGGCGCAATATGGTCGTAAAATGACCCCATTTGTTCTTCAATAGTGGCGCCCGATTTTTCAGGCCGCAAATGAAAATCGATGTCGTTTCCTTCAGGTTTTTTTGACAAAGACCCAACCACGTCTAAAGACATACCGTGCTTTTGAAAAAGCGGTTCGATTTCGTCTTTAATGTTGTCTGCCTCTCTTCGGCTAGGCATAAACTGGGATGTCGCCACCCGTTCCGCGGCCAGTTTGCCCATCCGGTCAAACTGTTCATGCAAATCTTTCTGGCCTGGAGTAGCGGCGGGCTTGAGCTGATTCAGCTCTTTCGCGCGCTCGAACGCTTGGACTCGGTCGAGGAAATTCCCGGAGTTGTCCACGAAGCCCTCTTGAAATTTGAAGTAATTGAACGGGCCCATCCCGGGGTGCTCCTCGGAATGCTTCATACGCGCGTAAAAGTGCGCCATCCCTTCGGTGACTTCGCCGGTGTCCGGGTCGCGGATTGCCGCGGCGCGAATCGCGCGAGGGTCTCCGCCGGGCATAAATTGGACGTTTTCTGAGTCGAGCGGAAACGGACCCACGCCCGTGTCAACGGGACGTCCATTGTAATCTGTCGGAAGCGCTAAGCTCTGAGATAGTCGCCTTATTTCTTTTTGCGCAGGAACCGAAAGCTCGGACCAAGGCCTGCCGTTCAAATCCAGCATGTGCGGATACATCCGATATACGCCCCGAACATGCCCGCGCCTGATGGCCTCTTCGTTCGTTTCGGGACCTGCGTTTTCGGGGTCCTTAGGTTTCCAGTCTCCAAGAATTTCTTGCGCCGCCTGATGCGCATGCGTGCCCCAAGCAGGGCGCGTCTCCCCTCCGTTGGTGACCCAGAATTTTCTTGCGGTTCGTAAAACTTCGTCCGGTCCTTCGCCTTTTTGCATGGGAAAGAATTGCGCTAATTGCGTTCGCTCACTGGCCAGCTGCCCGAGCTTGTCATACGTCTGCTCGGCGTTTTTTTGATTGGCCCCAACCACCGGCTTCAGCTGCTTCAGTTCCTTGGCCCGCTCGAAGGCTTGCGTGCGGCTCAGAAAACGGTCCCCGTTATCGGTGAATCCCTCTTCGAACTTGAAAAAGTTCATCGGGTCGAAGCCGGGGTGTTCCTTGATGTAGTTCTGCCGCGCCATGAAGTGCATCGGGCCTTCATAGACTTTGCCGGTCTCTGGGTCACGAATAGCGGCTGCTTTGATTGCTCTGGCGTCTCCGCCGGGCATAAATTGGACGTCTGAATCTTGCGGATACGCAATGGCCTGCACTTTTTTTTCCTGCTGCCTCGCGGCTTCCGATGCCTTGCGAACCCCCTCTTCAGATAAAGGGAATCGTCCTCGGTCGTTCTTATAGAAAACGGCTCGCGTTGTATGGTCGTGAAAGGTAGGTGTCTCGGCCCAGTCCACCGTCTTATACCCCTCTTTTTTTAGAGCCTCTAAAGTAACCTCTGGGGCCTCCCCTTCATTGGCAGGGGTTCGCATGTCAGGATGTAAAATAGAATTACTTAGCGCGTCCCACCTATGCTCTTTTTCGCCTTCCCGCTCTTGCCCGTACCAGCGGGTCTCGGGCATAAACTGAGCGCCGCGGTTAGATTCTGCCGAGCTCTGCGGAGAAAATGTAGTCGTGGCACTGGGTTCCGTAATCAGCGGAATGTGGTCCATGCGCTCCTCGGGGTCATAGGTGTGCAGTGCGACCCCGTCCTGCTCGACGATGTTCTGCGCTTTATCGTCGAGCAAATGCACGTCCATGTTATCGACTCGCCCCAGGTTGGCCCGGACCATTTCTTTAATCGATGGGGATAGCCGAGCCCAGTCTTGCGCGCGGGCTTCTACCTTCAGCGTGCCGGTATTCCGCTCGTAGTTGACGCGCGCGAACCCTCTTTTCAGAGCATCCACGCGGTTCTCTTCTCCGCTCGTGGTTTTCTTCAGACCGAATTGCTTCATCACTTCCGGATTTTCGTTCACCCATTCATGGTGCCACTTGCCCCCGAGCTGGACAATCTTTCCGTTAGGAAGAACCCACGCCTTGCTGAACAATGAGCCGGGCGACTCTTTGAATTCGTAATCCTGCTTGGCTTTTCGAGTGGCAAATTGAGCGGCGGGAGTTTCTTTAGCCGGGGCGCCGGAAAAGGCGTTTCCTGTCTTGTCAACCACGTCCACGTGCCCCGGCTTTTTGTTCTTGTCGTAAGTCTCGAAAACCCCTTTGTCGATTTCGTTGTTATCCACGCCAGCCGCGCGCCATGCGTCGAGCAGCTTAGTGCCTCGATAATGCGTCACCACGGCTGTATTTTTGTCCGGATGCTCGGCCTGGATGCGGTTCCATGCGGACAGAAAACGGTCCTTGAATTCGTTGAAGGTTTCTCCGCCCGGAGGACGGGTGTCGGGATTGTCGGTAAGCTCCGCAATTTTCGGCAGCATCTTCGAGGTTGGATGGCCCTCGATTGTCGGTCCCAGCTTCCACGGGCGTAAGCCGGGGTCCGGTTCAATCGTGGCGCCGGTCGCCTTGGAAATCTCCGCAGCGGTCTGGAGCGTGCGGCCCAGGTCCGAGGCGACGATGTGCGAGACTCCGCCTTGCTCGGCAATCTTTGCGGCGGTCTCTTTGGCCTCCTTCTTTCCCTTATCGTCCAAAGGCACGTCAAGATGCCCGCGTATCAAATCTTTCGCGGGGTCCGCATTATTCATTTCGGTGCTGCCGTGACGGACAATAAACGTTTTGGGCACTGATTCCTCTTCGCGATTTTCATCCGAAGGAAGGAACTGAAAACGCGGGTCCTGTTGAGAAAATGTCCCGCGATTTTCAACGCCTTTGACCTGCTCAGAATTGAAAGCGACGTAGTGCTTGGTGTCGGGGTCGAGGCGCATCCCCTGATACTCGTCGGCCGGATTGGCGAGCTCTATTCCGTCGTATCCCAGGTTTTCAAAAAGCTGCCGCGCGATTTCTGAGCTGAGCTGATTTCCATTTTCATCGGTCGCGTCCAGCATGGCATCCGAATCCTTAATCTCCTTCCAAATATCATACGCTTTTAGGTCATCCGCCCCATTCTCAGTGATGTCGTTCCACACCGATTGAGCGTCGAATTTGTGCTCGGCCCCGAGCCGCATTAATTCATTGTAAAGGTCAACTGAAGTTCCCGACTCTTGGCCGGTGCTCTCGTCGTAATCGTAATTGAAATGCGTGCCGCCTTTCGGGTCGAGCACTACCGGATTTTCCAGTTTCAGATACGCAGGAATTACCTTTTCTGTGCGGCCTACCAGTTCCCGGCGAGCCTGTTTTCTGGCCGCAGCCTCGGGCATATCCTCACCAATCAACTGGTCAACACGCCACTCAAGTCGCGAATTCAAATCCGAGCTCGTTGTAGTGCCGTAGTTTCCAGAAGCATCGTTTTCGTCCGTGGTGAAATAGTGCCCTATGCCCAGCGAGTTTTCTGGATTTCCGCGGACGTTGGCGAAGCGGTCAAAGTTATGCGTAGTGCCATGATAGATAACCAGCGGTCCCCCGCTCTCGTCCACCACTTTGCTGTCACCGAACCACCGCTTGAAATATGGAGACTGGACGCCTTGCTCGCGCCACGCCTTGCGGGCTTCTCGAACGTCGCTTTGATTCGTTACTCCGGCCGTGTCGGCAGGACTAAACTGGCCGGTCGGTTCTTTGCCGCCAAGAACTTTCTTCGCGTCCGCCAGGGTGTGCTGCCCAAAAGGCAGCTTGAGCAGCTCCTGGGTCGTCGGCATGTCATATCCAAGCCGCCGCATGTCTTCCGGGTTGCTCGAAAAGATATTCCGTTGTCCGGGCGGAGCGCTCGGGTCAACTTCGTCCACCTGGACCCCATGATATTTTTCAGGCAGCGACGGGTCATTGAAAATAGACAGGCGGATATTCGCCGGAGGGATTCCCCGGGCGATTCGCTCTTGGATACTGGCCTCTTTCTCGGGAGAGATTTCGGCAGGCATGAATCCGGCTTGAAGGGTCAAAGTATTCCCACGGAACTGCGGCTGCTCTGGGGTCATCGCAACGTCTTTGATGTTGTCAACGTTGAGATTCTGGCGCGCTTCGATTAGCTTCGACGAATCAAAGCCCGCGGCTTCTGCCTGATTGCGCCAGGGGTTGACTTCCATTATCGGGCGCCCCGCGATGCCGAGCGCTTCTGCCTTCGGCCCCTCAAAGGTTCCGCGCGGGACTATCGGCGGCTGCACGCGGCCTGGAAGAGTGGCCCGGCTGATATCCTCGCCTACAATCGCGGTCGGTAATCCAAGCTCTTTGGTAGAAATTCGAGGAGTCTTCGGGAGCTTTATCCCGAACATGGCATTGATGAAATCCGCTTTATTCTGGTCTAACGCTTCCGCGGCGCCGCGGACTGGCGGCTTTGACGCGCCAGCGGCAACCGCGGACCGAGGAACCACCAAATCCTCGCCGGATGCGGTGTAGCCGCCCACGTAATTGCGGACCGCTTTCTGCGTGTCTTCGTATAGCTGGCGCCAACCATCCGGAGTAAGAGAACCGGTCTTTGGGTCCAGCGGATAGGGCACCAGTTGCGGATGCCCTAATTGGCTAACTTCCTGCGCCGTTCTGTGAACATTGGCTGCAAAGACCTCCGGCGCCCAGCCCGAGACCTGAAAAGAGCCGTTCTTGTTTTGGATGACTCGCTCAGGGAAAAAGCTTTTTTCCCACAGCGATTTTCCCGCGGCGCTCATGGTTCGGCCTGCCTCAATTAGCGCGCGCCGGACCTTTCGATTCATCGAAATTGCGGCCGCCGGTTCATCGGGGGCCGAGAGATAATTCAGCTTGATTCCGGTTCGGCTAGCAATAGACTCCGCGATTGCGCCCAGAATCTCCCGAGGCGATTGCGTGCCGCCCGCAACGGGAGTAGTAGGAGCGGCGGCGGCAGCCTGACGAGCCTCGTCGGCGGCCTCTTGCTGCTGCTGCGGAGTTACGGGCATCGGCGCGCGGGACTGGGACGGCGCGCTTAGAGTTTTAGACGCTATCTCTGGAGCTTCGGGGATTGCCCCGCGCCCAGCTTCGGACACGGCCTTAATTACGTCTGGATTCAGCGGCACGTGCAGCGCTTCGCTGGCGCGACCCGCTAGCGGATTTACGCCAAAGAACTGCATCATCTGGCCCATTATCTGGGCAATCTTCTCGGGCACCTGTTTGCCGGATTCAAGCGTTGGCCCGGCGTGCTTGAAAAAGGCATCGAAATTTTCAGCGAGCTTTTCTCGGGCAATATAGCGGTCTGCCGTTTCTTGCTGCTCAGCCGGGGTAAGCACTTTTTGCCAATCCACCGTTCCATCCGGAAGACGAGGAGCGCTGAGATTCACGGCGTCTCGAATCTCTTGCTCGGTCGGCATCGGCTGGCCGTTGCGTTTAGCTTCTAAAACATATTGATTTGCCGTCTCTCGGTAAAGCTTTTCGCCCGCGTCAGCGGACCCCCATTTCGAGGCAGTGAGAATCGGGGTTTTCCAATCAGCTCCAGGGTCTTGACCGGTTAGCCGTTGCGCATAATACCGACCGAAATCATTCCACCGGTCTGCGTATTGTTGCTTGGTTACGGCATCCAGCTCTCGCATTTTAGCTGCGCCAATTACGTCTTCGATTCCGTGAAAAGCCTCGTGCGGAGCCGCGCCGGGTTCCGCAACTCCGATTATTTTGCGGTCCCCGATTTTTGTGCTAAAACCGGCCTGCTGGGAATAGAAGTCTGCTTGCTCCGGAGAGAGCCCCGTTTTCTGCAATGCATCAGAAACCACCGCGGGGTCTTCGCCAAGGGCGAAAACGTCCGTATTCGGGGACGCCTTCTTTAAGAAAGAGCGCACGGCATTTAGCCGTTGCTGCTGCCCCGGCGCGAGCTGAGAAAACGCGTCTTTATGCAATGCTTCTAGCGCCGGAAATCTTCCGCTTCCCGAAACTGGCATTGAAATGTCATATCCCCGGGGGGCTATTAGCTGCCCGCTTATTACGTGCCGCCCGGCCATATTGGCGGCACCGAGTAATCCGAACGCGGTGCCCAGCCCGATGGCAGCTTGACGTTCTTGCGGAGTGTCGGCGCCAGACGCCATTGCGACATCGAATGCCGCGCCTTTGCCCAGTTCTACCGCCGCGGCCGGGGCCGCGAGTAGCGTATCACGGGCCGCCTGGGCATATGCAGAAGTTACCGGCACTTCTCCAGATACCTGCTTTGCGAACTTGCTAGCCGCATCCAGACCCTTTGCAGTCTTCTCTGCGACGGCGGCGGCTTTCTCTCCCGCGCTGCTGCCGAAAAGCAGAGACTCGGCCAAAAGATGCGCGTCCCCCGTGGCAATAGCATATGTCGGAACGCCCACTGCCGCGGCTACTGGAGCGGCCTTTTCGGCGACTCGCGCCGTTCCCGCGCCGATGCGCGAAGCGACGTCAGATATTTTGCCCGCACCTTTGGCGAGTAACTCGCCCGCGGCCGCCTTTGCGGAGCCCAGCACTTCGGGAGTGACTGCGGCGGCTCCGCGGGTCAAACCGCCGAGCGCTTCCCAGTCAAACGGAGAAGTGAGCTTGCTGACTTCCTCGGGTCGGACAGGGACGGCGCCGCCCGTGACGGCTTGCGCTATGGGGCCTTGCCCGGTAGCGGTCTGTTGGGCCTGCTGCGCAACCGCGGCAGCATCGAAAAGCGCATTTCGTTTGTCTTCGGGAGAATAGTCTGAAAGAGATTTAGTCAGGTGCAATCCGCGGCCTAACGCTGCGGCGACTTTTGTCGCGGCGGTGACGAGGCCGGTCATTCCCTGTTCAGTGGCGGCGGCGGTCTCTCCCAGATTCTGCCTTCCTGCCGTCTCAGTCTGATTTGCAAAAGTTTCGGCGGTATCTCCGGGGAGCGCGCGGGCGGCTAAGCTTTCTGCCATTTGGCCCGTCCCAATAGCCGTCTTGGCGCCGTATCTCCCGAGCCCAGCAAAGGTATTCCAAACGTTCTTGATTACTCCAGTGGGGGTGACGCCGGTCAATAGCGGCTGCTCGCGCAGGATGTGAAAAGCGTCCGCGACTTTTTGAACAGTGTCCGGATTTTTCTGCGCTTCGGGGTCCGCATTAAACGCGGAAAGAAGGTCGAACTTGTCTTTCTGGTCAGTGGAAAGCGCCGCTAGGTCCGGGGCTGACAAATCGCGCAGTGCGTTTATCGGTTTTCCGGATTCATCGACGAGGGCGCCCGCCGGGGGATTCTGCTGCCAATAGGCAGCTTGGTCTTCGGGAGATAGTTGAACTGGCTGATTATTTTCGTCAACGAACGGCATTGGCTTGGGTCGGTAATGAAATGTGGTCGGGATTTCGAATCTCGAAAATGGGATACATTCCAGAACATGCAAAAGGTCGTTCTGGACGCTTCTGGGCGCCCTGCCGCATCGCATTCCAAAAACCTCGAACTGCCTTAATCGCGGATTTACAAATACGCGGGCCTTTGGTAAAAATTAAATGCAGCGATTTTAGGGCAGCGAGTGGGATAAACAGCACCCAACCGGCAAGGGGCGACCAAAAACCGGCCACAAGGGGCAAAAATATCCACCAGGGGAGCGCGCGCAGAAAAGCGCGCCACTGCGGATTACTCGAAATATACAGTCCCGCCGCCAAGATAAGTAGCATATTCATGCTGAAATATGGCACAGTTTGTCGGGGATGTCAAGGGCCAGGAACGAACCGGACCCGCCGTCCGGATGGAAGTGTCGTCAATCCAGGTGCGGACCCGGGCGCGCCCGCGAGCATTGGGTCCAGCCCGGCCCGGGAGCTAAAAGGAATGCCAGCGAGAATCTTTCTTTGCTCCGGGTCCAAAAGCGCACCTTCGGCCTGCGCTTCTTGCAGCCGCGGAACTAGCGCTTTCTCGCGCGAGTTAATCACGTCTAGCCCTGAGCGCGCGATGGCTTTTCGAACGTTGTCCGGAAACATGTGCTCGCGTTCGATGATGGGGAGCGCGTCTTTGAACTTGGACAACCAGGGAATCGCCTTTTGCAAGGCGTCGAATTTGAATTCTCGCAACGTTGATTGCGGGTCGAAAAGCTTGCTGTAGGACTCTGCCAGGGCGAGGTCCGAGACGCTACTGGGCTGCTGAATCGACTGCCGCGACGCGTCAGCAAATCCGGTGTAAACTGGAAGGCTCGTGTAAAAGGCTTTTACGTCCGGTTTCTCTTCGAAAGCTTTCGTCGCCTCGGGCGGAGTCTGGACCGGGCCGACCTGCATTCCTTGATATGGCATATAATCTGGAGCAACTGTCGGCTGCTCTGAAGTTGCGACGATGGCGGGCTGAGTAAGCGTGGGGTCCGCCGCGGCGGCTCCTTGCGACGCCTGCGGGGTAACTCCAGGTGCGGGAACGGCTTCTTGGTCCGGCCCCGTAATCATTCCAGCCGGAGGATTGTCTTTCGGCAAAATGTTAATGCCCTCCGCGTTTTTTACTGGCTCAACGTGCGGAGTAGTGTCCGGCTTCTCGTGGAAAACTTCGTAGGCATCTCGGCGCATCTGGTTATAGAACTCGTATGACTTATTTCCAGCTACGGGAGTGACATCCTCGCCTTTGGCATTGAGCCACACGGTGACCGGCGCTCCGGTTTTAGGATTCTTCATCTGCGTCGGCGTCGCTTTTAATCCATCCGCCGCTAAAGCGAGCATGCTCTGCGCGCGGACATACCTCGAACCCTCACGTGACATGGCTTGAACGTCATACTCCTTCGTCGGGTTGCCGTTTTCGTCCACCTTGTAAATGGGCGGATTGAACTGGGTGTAGGCTGAGACGGCAGGAGCGCTGTATCGAGTTTCGTTTTTCTGGATTATGTCCTGAAGCTGGCTTTCAGTTGCCGGTTGCACTAGCCCCTGGGCTGCTTCCGCCTGGGCACCGGTGAGCTGTGCCTGCTGGCCCTGCGCTCGAAGCTGCGACATGCGCGATTGAATCGCTTCGGGAGAAACGTATTCGCCGAGCTTTTCGAGGTTCGCTTTTTTCTCCGCCTGCGCTACAGCGCCAATCCGATTAGCGATATCAATCGTGTTGATGGCGCCATTGTGGACCGCGTCCACGAGCTGTTGCACCGCGTTCGGTGTCAAAACGGGCTGCATGGGCGAAACTAGCGGTTGCGCTGCGGCACCGCCGCTCAGTGGTTCTACATCAGGTTGGCCGATTCCCGCCATATTATAGCTCTCCTCCGAAGTCTGCCGACTGCCCGCTGTTTCCCAGTTGAAGGCTGGAAAACAACGCAGGGCCATTGTTCACTTTCTGGCCCCCTCCGCCGCCCATCCCCCCAATCCCCATAGACCCGAGACCGCCGACCGCAGAGCCGATTGCGTTACCCCAAATCTGGCCTTGAGCAAGCTGCCCCGAGGCATTGATACCGGCCTGTTGTTCCTGAGCCTGATTCAACGCACCAATACGTTGCAACCAAGTGTTGGCGAGCTGGGTGCCGGAGAGCCCCGCTTGAGGCACGGCGCTCTGGGCAGTATTGAAAATTCCGGCGGCGCCTTGCGTCTGCTGCAACTGGACTGAAGATAGCTTGGGGAAAAGGTCCTGAAGCACGGACTGGCGTTGCGTTTCGAGATTCTGCGCCTGCGTGAGCAGACTAGCGGCCTGCACCTGCCGTTGCTGCTGAAGCTGGATGCCCGCGGTGCCGAGAAGGGTGCGGATTTGCTGGCCGCCGATGCCTTGACCCGAAGCGTGCTGCGTAACCATCCCGGACGATTCGAGACCGGATTGCACAAGCTGCGCTTCAACGTCCGGGGGCAGGGTCGCTCCGGCCTTCAGTTGTTCGAGCGCGGCGTCAATCAGTTGGTTCTGGCCTTGCTGCGTAGCGCCCGCGTTCTTTAGCGCGTCCGCAACGGCTGCGTTGCCGACCTGAGAAGCCTGGGACTGAGCACCGTAACCTCCGGCCTGCATCTGCAAGCTTTTCTGAGCCGCCGACGATGCCGAGGCAAGGTCGGGAAACATCTGAGAAAACAACTGCTGCTGCTGCTGCGCGCGTTGCGTATCGCCTTGCGTGGCGATTTGCTGAAGTGTGGACGGCGACAGCTCACCCTCAAGACGCGTACGCACGTCTTGCATCGCTTGATTCTGTATAGCCGTTGCTTTTTTAGCCGCGTCAGAAGCGATAAACGCTCCTGCGATTTGCCCGGCCGCGCCGAAGACCCCTCCAAAATCCATGTAAGTTCCTGTCTATTAATGTATTACCGAAGTCCCTTTAGCCAGCCTTTTTTCTCGCTGCTCGGGGGTCTCAGAAGCGCGTCGCAATCTGCTGCGTTCGCGTTCTTTTGCGCGCTTTTCGTCAATAGTCATTTGTTCCATTAACAGTTACGTCAAAATCACTGCTTGACCAACAAAAAGAACGCAATCTGCGGGGGCAAGGTGGTTTGAGACACCCCGTTGAGCTGCAACAGGGTCGTTTCGCCCCAGGTATCCCCGACCGCGCGCGCCGTGACCCCTGACGGGGGGGTTTGGACATACACGGGATTGGTCCCGGAGTCCTGAGTGGCCTGAGAGAGCCCGCGGCCGCGATAGGCGGTCACCGTATCCGAGAAAATGACCCAGCCGGGGTTCTGCTGAAGCGCTACCGCTTGTGTGGCCGCGGTGACATATTTCAAATCGCCCGGAGAACCGGAGACTGTTCGCCAAGCGCTTCTTTCCCAGTGAATCAGGACGTTGATGTCCGTGTCAAAATATTGCTGATAATTCAGCGGGGCCGCGGGGCGCAAACTGGTCGAACCGGACTCGGGCACAGAATTGAAAGACTGCCAGCTCGTGCCGTTCCAGAAAAACCACGAGAGCGGGGTTCCGTAGCCGTTTGGGTCCGTGTCGGTAGAGTTGTTCGTGGTCTGCAACCACACCGGCGGAGAATTTCCGGTCGGGGTCGCGTTGCCAATCCAATACGGAATTGTGATTGACGCCGACACGTCGAGCGGCACGTAGGAGTTGCTGGAATTATCCCACACATACCACTGCGTCCCGCCCTTCAGCCAGGGACCTAAGTTGGTAGTAGGTGCGATGTCGCCGATGAAAATGAAGTTCGCGCCGTTGGGCGAAACGACCCGCATCCTCTGGACCATGGCGGCCAGAAATTCGTTGGGCGTTCCTTCGAATGTCAAGGGCAGCGGCGCTGCCTGGATGATTAGACTGGTGTCTTTTAAGCTCATAAATTTTAGGTATAGCCTCCGCCGAGTGTGATTCTTAGCGCCTGGACTGCGTTATATAGTGTCTGCGCTTCCCCCGAAGTGAGCCCCAGATGAATCGCCGCAAAAGAATAGCGAGTAGCGGAAACAGGAAACTGCGAGGGAGAACCGTTAAAGTTCCAGCAATTCATCCACAAATTCAAATTTGGCCTGCCGCCGGGGGCGCCTCCTGCCGAGGAACCCGCTGCAAACGCAGTGAGAGAGTTGGCTCTGTAAATCGCGACCGCGTTGGAAGCCGTCCTGTTCGCGCTGGTGAAACCGAAGGTCCCTGCCGGAAAAAGCGCACTGATTACGAAAGAAGTATCCCAGGCCTGATAGGCCCCCGTATAGCTGGACGAACTGTCTTGATACAGTCCCGCCATCGTGCTACCGTTATAGGCGTTCATTCGCGCCGAAAGGGCCGACCCGGTCGAAGCACTATAGAGAGTAAACCCGCAGCCATTGTCATTCGGGTAAATACTAGCCGGATTGCATCCAGTGTCGAGATACTTAGAAGAAGTGTTCCCCAGTAACCCTTGAATGGCGATGTCGCCTCCGACAAAGTTATGGTTCGTCCACGGATTGCTCCCCGCGGTGTGAATCAGCGGGGTTATGGCCGCTATTAAGCTGTCTGGAGCGAAGCAGTTCACGGCAATCATTTTCGACGCTATGGTCGAAATGGACCCGTAAAAAGTATTGAGTGCCATCTGTGTGGCCATAGACGGGAGCGTGCCGCCATTCGCGACGACACTTGCCGCCCAAGCAGACACGACCGGGTCTAAGCTCGGGCCAGTTGCAGAAACCAATCTGCGATTGACTATTGGATTAGGCATACGTTAAAAAGGCACTCCCCATTTTTGGGCGATATAGATGCGCGCCTTATCCCGCTCATCCGAGGTTAGCGCCCGTTTCCACAGATACACCGCGGCTATGTTTCCAGCAAAATAATCAGCGGACCCATTGGAATTAAGCCCCCAGCCCACGGTATAAAAAATTTCCGTCCCCTGGCTAATAAAAGGGAATCCGGTCGGACTGGTAAAGAAATGCTCAGAATTAATAAACGCGTCAAAGGGGCCTCCGGATTCTGCTGAGAGGTTATAGCACACAAATTCCGAAGCCGTATTCGTAGCTGGTGTTCCCAAATTAAGAAATGGGCCACAGTTCGCAACGGCCCCTAGCGTATTATCTACACAAAATGTTTCTAGATAAAACGGGCCTGCGCCTCCGCAACCCGCTACTGCCGGATTGGCGCCTTGGTCAGCGTGCGTTGCCACGGTCCCTCCCGCTTCGTTGGGGGTTGTTTGATACGTGATTACTGCATTTCTAGTAGGGGGAGGGTCAACAGCGGCTCGGAAAATAACCATTAGTTCCATCCCGGTAAGCCCGTTAGGAATAAATTTATTGATGCTTTTTAAGCCGCACGTGCCAGTTCCGGAAAAGCGTAACGTTTTATGCCCACCGGCCGTAATTGTCCCATCCACAACGGGGTCTGTAACGTAATGCACCCAATTGTTATGATAGGGAGTCTTATCCAACCAAGGCGAAATAAGCGTGCCGTCCGGGGTCGAATCAAAATCGAAGCTCTCGGTCTGCTGAAGCAAATCGTTAGAGCCCGGGAGTATTACGTCTATGTTGACGCTTATCGGAGCTGAAGTGACGGTCAGTGCGCTATCATAGACCAGCACGGCCGTTAGGATGTGCATCCCTAGCACTGTCGGCGTCCAGGGAAGCGAATATGGTCCCGCCCCTAAAACCGACCCGAGCAACGAGGCACCATCATAAAAGTCCACTTGGACCGGAGTATGCCCGTTTTCGTTTGTCGCGGCCACTATCGAAGTAGAATAGGGCAGGTCTCCTGTAGTTCCATCGGCGGGGCTCGTGATTGAAATCGTGGGGTCCCCTCCGTTACAAGCCGGGTCACTGGGCGGAGTTTCGCCATCGCCGGTGATAGCTGATAGGCTGTAACATCCAAGGGTGCAAGTCTCAAATGCCGCGCAGAATTCTCCCGCCAAAATAAGCTCGTAACTTACTCCGTCAGGGCTAAAATAGATTTCATATCCGGTTACACCGGGCTCTGCGGGAAGTGAGATTACTACGGGCGCGCTGCCATCGACGCATACCGGAGTAGTTTCTGGCCCGGGCGTCTGTCCAAAAAGCGGGATGCTTTTCCAGCACCCGGCGCTGCACACAAGCACCGAGTTAGGAGAAATGCAAGTGGCGACTTCCGTCAAAATACCACCATTGTTGAAATAGATATTGTAGCAAATTTCCGTCGCTTGGCAGGGCCAAATTAAAAATCGGCCCGAGACGGTCGGAGTCCGCATCTTGAGAATCGGGCTGATTACCTGTCCCTGAATGCCGGTTCCGCTCGCACTGGCGGGCGAGATAGGGCATATGGGAGGGCTCGTGTATTCAAACTTGAGCCGCCGCAGGAATAAAAAATCAAGAACGCTATCCATTATTCAAATCCCAATCCGGTTGAAAGCGTCGGCGGTCGCACGGAAGCCAGTTCCATTTCGGCCTGATTCGTGGCAATGATTTTCGCTACCCGGTCCGCCGCGCGCTGTGATATCACCGACTGCGCGTAGCCGGTCCCGATGGCTATGAAATCGTCTATCGAAAGCGATGCCGTCTCGTTGGACTCGAAGAAAAACATAGGTGCCGCAGTTAGCGTATCTACCAGTTCTTGCAGCGTGTCGCCGTGGGCGCCCCAGCCATCGAACCGGACCGCCTTCAGAGTGACTTCATCTTCGCACGCCATTCCGTTACCGTCCACATTGGGCGGGACGGTGAGCCCCCAGGGCCGAATCCAGCGAATCGTTGCCGGGCCGTGCCCGCAGATTGCTAGCTGAAAAGAATCGTCGATATTGTCGAGGTCAAAGCGCTCGACTGGGCACGAGCCGTCCTCGGCATTGTCGATTTGATTCGCGTCCTGGGTCCGTTCATTTCGGCTCTGCGGCTTGAATGCAAAAATCTGCGTATTCGCGTCCAGCTTGAGCGTGTAGGATAGGGAGCCCTTAGACACGTTCAGCCGCCGGTCCATGAGCTGACGAAAAGCGCCGCGCGTGCCGCCCGCAAAGAAGACCCCCAGGTCCAGATTCTCAGAAATGCCCGCCAGGGCGACATCGACATAGAGCAACCGGACCCGCTCGCCGGGGGGCTTCGATTGGATGGCTGCCGTCTGCCCAAAATAGCCGCGGGTCTCTATTTTCCAGGCAATCGGACACCCGCCGTCCAGCCGGTCCGGAGTAAAGGATTCCCATAAGTGATTATGCCCGTCAGTGTCCGCCGCAACGTGATAAATGCGCTCCTGGCTGGCAATCTCGCCAAACAACCATTCCACTGGACGCGTCCCGGTCCAATGACCAGACCAGCACGGACCAGAGTCGTCATTGAGCGATGCCAGGGATGCGTTATTTAGGACCCAAGTGTGCTTATTGTGGACGTCCTCGTGCGGCACCGACATCAGCATGTATTGCCCGAAGGTTGCGGCACAGACCAGCGATAGGTCATCAGACAAGCCTATTTTAGACACCATCATTTCGCTATCACGGACAGGAAGGCGGCTTGTTAGCTTGCCACTAGTAGCCGGGTCGTAGATGGCTACTCCCGAAGGAGAGAACCATATGATGTGTCCGTAATGGGACACGACCGATTTTTGAGACAGGCAGCCGACCTGCACAACCTCGACTTGAAAATCGACGGTAGTAGGCCACTGCGACCGGTCGCGAATGTTGGCCTGCAAGAGCGAAGCGTTGTCGCCCGTGAATACCATGAGCTGCGGCGACTCAATCGAGGGGGTTTTCTGCATGGCGGTGACTTCATCGGCGAAGAAAAAACTGGTCGCGCCGCCGAGATAAATCTGCTCACGAAACGAAAAGGGATTGGCAACGTCGCTCGCGTAAACCTGATTGCCTGCTGCGACCCACAGGCGGTCGCCGACCCACACCATAGGTCCGCCAGAAGGAGTGCCGAAGGGGTCGCCGCGCACGTGGCCAGAATTTGAGCCGTCATACCACGCCGGAGCAGTCAGAAGACCGTCCTGCGCGAACAATACAACCTTGGGCTCGATGACTTTGATTCCCGCGGCGATGTCGAGCGAGAGCCGCTCCGCGGACTGGACTGCGAGAGCCCAGAAAATCTGTTTTGCAGAAGCGGAGAGCTGAATGCCGGGGAGCTGGCGCCAGCCTTCATAGAACGGATAGGCCGCCGCATAGAGCAGCCCGTCAATCGCGACCACGATTTGCTCGATTCCGACCTGGGGACGGAAAATCGCGGCGCCCTGAAGATTGCCGTCCGGCAGGAGCTTGATGCACCGGTGACCTGGGCGGCACGACCACAGGCCGCCGAGGTTCAGCATGTTCTCAACAGACCACGCGTAGCCAAGCGGGACCTGGGAGGGGTCCATCGAACTTTGGACGCCTTGAAACCAGTTCGAATCCCAGTCTAGAACTCGCTCAGGCATCCTGAAACCTCCAGTCAACTCCGTTCCACTTCGCGCCCTTGCTTTGGTTCTCGAAGGCGCTCAGCGATTGCCAATTCGACCAATGAAAACATTGAGCCTGCTGCGCGGGGTCATTCAAATCAAAGCTCCTTTTCGGACGAATATGGTCAAGGTGCCAAACCGGTCCGTGATTTTTCCAAGACATTGCGGCTGTAAATTGCGATGCAATTTTTTGCTTAAACTCTTCGATGCTACATCCTAAAAGCGCGACGGTTCGGACGTGCTTTTTACTTTTAGTCCGTTTTAACGCTTGCAGAATATCTGTGGTAACGTATTTTTTAATCTTCCAATTAAGGTCTGTTCTCCGACGAATATTTTCATAATCGCGCCGATATTGTTTTCTTTCTTCCGGAGTCAACGGCACTCTTGTGGCCGGACCGCGAATCTCTGCCGCGCTTTTTCTGGCTATTTTTTTACGCTGCTCCGGGTTGTTTTTATTCCAGATTTCAGTTTGTTTAAAATGCTTCTGCCACCGGTCTTCACTCCAAGACTCTCGCGTCCTATTTTGTCTAATTCGATGACAAAATTTTTCAAATCCTTTGGGGTCTTCTTTTAGACCCAAAAGATTCCAAGCAAAAAACAAAGTTTGGTCCAGTGAAGTAATCATTAGTTAAACTATGCTGTAGTCGTAAAAATCCCTAGGTAAGCTATTGTTAATCACCTGGATGGGGTTATACGTCGGAGGTTCTGCCTTCAATTGGGCCTCGATTTCAAGCCGCGCAGCGTCCGCTTCGACCAGATGCGCGTTAGCGTAATCCCGCTCGCTATAGTGCTTGATTGCCTGAAGCGCGAGAAGCACAGAGCGCGGGGACCGCAGCGGCACGTGGTCATACCGGCTCTGAAAATTCGGATTGGTTTTCAGATACGCAATCCGCACCCAGTTACAGCTACGGTTCAATTGAAGCCTGCAATAATTTGGGACCTGCTCGTCGGGTTCATAAATCCCGAGGTTGATTCCGGTCGTGCCGGAGCTGTCCACCGTAGCCAACCGCATATTACCGACTGTCTTATCTTTGAAAATATTCGTGATTCGCGCGACCTCCGGCGCGGTGTCGTCCGGGATGGCGGCCCCGTAAACGGTGGGCACCTGATATCCATCGACCCAGCTTCCGTTTACCTGCCGCTTCAGTTTGCCGCCGCTCTTGTCAAATCCATAAACGAGCAGCTTTTTCCCGTTATCCTCGTCGGTATCGAGATATGCGACAAGCTTCGACGGCGTGATTATGTCTCGCAGCGTGCAGAAATTGTGCCCGCGGTCATCCGCGGCCCATTCGCAAATCGTCCGGCAACTTCCCGGCCCGTTTAAATGGAACTGGAAAAGCTCGCCACGAAAAAGCACCGGCTGCCCGCCAATTTGGATTCCTATGACCGTCTCGACTTCGCGCGGGAGGGTGACGCACTTCCGACCACACCCAGCCGGAGAATTACACGTGCTGCCCTGCGCGCCACATCCGCCACACTTGCATCCGACCGTGCATATGTCCAAGTATCCACGAAGACCGTCGAGGTCCGCCTTGTTGGCGGTCAACGCGACGGCATCGCTGAGCCAGCGAAGCAGGCGCGTGTCTGGGCAAGAGCCCATAATGTGCTTAGCCTCGTCCCAAATATCGTCCAGAATGAACATCAGTCCGAGCTTTCGTTTTTCTCGTTCTCCAACAATCCCGCCAACTTTTCGTTGATTTCTTCGAGCGCGTCACCGGTCCGCTCTTCCTCGATTTCGTCCTTGCCGAAATGTTTTGCTAGCCGGTCGCGAATAGAATCCAGGGCGTCCCCGGCCTCGTCGTAGCTCTTGGCGGGAGCCTCGTCCGCCTCCGGTTCCTCGCCATCAACTCCCAGCATTTTGCGGACTTCGATGTCGCATTCATACCAGTGCGAACCGTCTTCCTCGACTGAGGACGCTTCGCGCTTCTTGCGAAACCGAATTGTCATTTCACCCTCGTCCGGCAAATCAAGCTCGACCGGACCGCAGTAATGGAAGCACGGATATACCTTTTCCTTGCCCATTTCCGTGGGGCTGGAAATTTCATATTTGTCTTTTGCCGACACGCCTAAATCAATTTCACTCATACGCTATTAACAGTTACCGGAAATCAGAGAGGCGGCAACATTTCCTCGTTATCGATGTTTTTGACCGTCAAGACATAGGGCTTCACCCCAGCCGTCTTTGTCCCGCCGCGCTCCCGCTTGCAGTCATGCGACAACAAACCGCCAACGTGCGGCGCGGGGACGCTCGGGTCGTTCGAATACCCAGCTTTCGTGTCTCGAATTATTGGCGTGCATTTTCCCACGCTCTGTGACATTCGGTCGCTCATAATTTAAACCAGATTGCCATGGACCCCCTAGACCCAGCGTAACCATCACCGGTAACCTCGCTATAATAGTAGGGTATCCAGTTTCCAGATTCTCCGGCGTTATTTACCGCAAAAAAAGGAATAACACACTGTCGATAAATCTGCAAAACGAACTCAGACGGCATCGGTATCTGGGTGGTGTTATATTCCCAGTAGCGCAGTGTTCCGTCTTCGTCTCCGACCTCGACCGCTCCATCAAATTTCTTGATTTTCATCCGCAGACCGCCGTGTGCGACCGGAGGGTAACTTCCCTGGGCCAGCAAGCCGGGGAACAATATGAATATGACAAAATACGTCGCTGCATCTGTGGTGGGCGCAACAAATCGGCTATCAGGAGGAGACGCCAGAGCGACCCAGGTAGCCGTATTCGGAATGGCCACAAAAGAGCCGGAAGTAAAAAGCGATTTTCCACTCACTAACGGAACCTCGGCGCCTTGGTCGCCCTGCGAGCCCTTTATCCCGGTAGCGCCGATGAATCCTTGAGGCCCCTGAAGCCCGGTGTCGCCCTTTTCTCCTTGTGGACCTTGCACACGCACGCCCGGAAAACCGGAAGCTATGACCGTGGCGCCGGAAGGAATGACAGAACCCTCTGCGGCGAGCGCAGTCAAGAGCTGAAGCAGCGCGGTTCCGTCCGCCGCGAGATTCAAAATCTGATAGATTCCCGACCCGGCGATTTCCACATATAGACCGGTTACCAGCGAAGCGGAAGGATGCAGCTTCACCGATAAGTAGGGACTGGCTACACTGGGCTGAGAAAAATCCTGCTCCGTGTAGGTGAAGGCGTCCGGTCCGGGGACGCCCGCCTGCCCGTCCTCGCCTGGGAGACCTGAGATTCCCGCCAGCCCGGCCTGCATGAGCCGGAGAAAATAGCACGCCAAACTCTCGCCTGCCTGCCGAGGATTCGCGGATGTGCCGGAGTCTAATCCGCAGGGAAGCGTCCATGCAACAGAGCCGTTTGAATTGGCCTTTCCAAGCTGCCCGAAAAACTGCGTGATAAAGGTATCGATTTGGGTCGGCAGCAACTCCTTGCACGGCTCGTGAGTGTTGCACGGATTATCGCATTGCATGAAGCTGCGAGTGCAAGGGTCAAGAGGATTTTGATTGCAGCTCATTTACGCGATTTGGAAATGCACCATCGCCGAGTGCGCCGCGACAACTGAATTGGCTGCGGCCGTTGTCGAAGACCCCTGCAATACGATGTGCTTATTTATTCCTGTAGGAGCGATTAAGTCAGTGACAGTCACGGAAGCCTCTTCCCCGGCCAGCAAATAAACCTGAGACTGCGAGCCCGGATGCGAAATTGAGTCGGTTGCATTGAAAAGCTGGAACGTCGCGGTCGCCGGAGACGCAGAACCGTTGACGACTCCGAACGTTGTAATCACAAAATATGTTCCCTGCGCGGTGGTGTCAAATCCGAAATCCGTTCCAAAATTCACCGTGGTAAATGTGTTGTTCGGAATGTTAAAGTCGCTACCGCCGGAGCCCGATACATAGCCGTTGTTGGCGAGAAAGCTGTCTCCGGCCGGACCGGTGTCCCCCTTTGGGCCGGTGGCGCCTTGCGGGCCGACCCCGCCGCGCGGGCCGGTATCTCCCATATCGCCTTTTGGGCCGGTAATCGACTGGCCGGGCGCCCCCGAGGGGACGACCAGCTTTCCCGCAGTCGTGTATCCTGCGCCGGGCGCCGCGATAATGAGTTGCAAAGTGAGCACGCCTAGGCCATTCGAGCCGGTTATGATATACCATCCCGAAGTGTCCACTAGGACGTAGGCGCCCACTAGCATGGCCGGATTGTAGAATGTCGAGACCGTTACACTTCCGCCGACCGCCGGGGTGTTGAATCCCTGGAGCGTGACGGTGTAAGCGTTGTGGCCCGCCGGACCTTGAGCCCCCGCTGCCCCGGCGGGACCGGTGAGGCCCACGATACCGTCATTGAACAGCCGCAGAAAATAGCACGCGAGCCCTTCGTCCGCGCCGCGCGGGTTGCTCGGCAGGCCGATATCGAGCCCGCACGGCAACGACCAAATGACCTGACCGTTTACTTCGGTTCGAATGACATCGCCGAAAAAGTTCTTCGTGAAGTTCTCGACGCGCGAGGGAAGAGACTCACACGCGACCGTGTTCTGCTGCGTTATGGCGCACGGGTTGTCGCAGCCCATGAAGCTTCGCGTGCACGCGTCTAGCGGATTGGGATTTTGGTCCCCGTCTCCGCAGCTCGTGCAGTTATTTCCGTCAGGCATAAATTATTTGATTACGTGGTCCACCAAGCTCTTAACATCCTGGTCCTGGGTTTCCTTGTGCGCGGCGGTAAACGCGTCCAAAACTTTTTGCTTTAGCGCCGGGTCGTTGATTTCCTTGCCTACCCAGTCCTTGAACTCCTCGCCGCCTTTAACAACCTGCTGAAAAGCTTTGCTGACAACTGAGCCCGCGACGTTCATCGCACCAACACCCACGGCAGCTCCGGGGTTGGCCAATGCGGCTGCCCCAGCCACAGTCCGCAGAATATACCAGCCAACAAGAAGAAAAACCAGGATGCCGCCAGTCCAAGCAAAATAAGGAACTTGAACCAGACCCGTTCCCTCAATCTTTTTTCCGGCGTTTTCATTGTTGTCTTTCACGAACTCCGTCACCTTATTATCGAGCTTCGCCATCTGCGCGCGCAGGTCGGTGATTAGCGCGTCCGTTTCCAGCTTGGCCGGTGATTTGGCAGGAGCGCCGACTGATTCCGCTACCGCAGCCGTTAATTTCTCGGTCTCTGCCGCGGGCACCAAGAGCGTGGGGCTCGAATTCTCTTTGATGGCTTGATGCAGGGTCTCCGCTGCCTTGTCATTGGCCTTGCGCGCTACCTCGCGCTGCAATTCTATTTGCTTAGATGCCGGGACAGGAAACCTCTGGACCTTGTCCTGAAAAAATTCTACACGTTTAGGCAAAATTCCGCAACCAGTAAGTCCCAGCATTAGAATACCTAGTGCTATTGGATAATTCAATCTAGCAAATTTTCCACAGAAAAACACGGCGGCCTTGTCATAAGCCCTGGCTGCCAATTCTTTTGTAGAAAAATGCCCCAGATGCAAAGTGGCTGCCCAAGGCTTTCCTGAGCTATCGGCGGGCTTAAACGAGACCCCCTTGAGACCATGCGCGGCTCTTGGTTTTTGATTACGGCAGTTTTCTGCGTGCGTGCTCACCCGAAGATTTTCTTTTCGATTGTCTAACGTATCTCCGTTTATGTGGTCCACGTCCATTCCCGCAGAGGCTCCTGCCAGCATTCTATGCATCGCTATCGATTCGCCAGAGGACGCCGTCCTGGCGTAAGGCTTTCCTGGACCCGCCAAAGATACGCTCCACCGAAAGGCGGCTACGCGACCTAAGTCTTCAGCGTCTATCTGGGTTCGCTTTCCTTTTGTGAGTCCTAGCCAAGCCGTCGAACCGCGCAATTCAATCGGATTTAGTTTTCGGGCTTTCGGGATTTGTGGGAACGTTTTTTTCATTGGTCGATTTTTTCTTGAGCATCTGCCATAGCGAAACCGCGGCCACGGCTATCTGCAACAGCACCGCGATAGTGGCAAGATGCGGGACGATTTGAGAAACCAGAACGGACAGTCCACCCAGGCCGAGATTCGCGGATGCAATTATGGGGACATGATGCTCTTGAATTGTCATTAATCCTGGAGTATCCCGTATTCCAGTTGCACGTCAGTCGTAGCCGCAAACGTAGGCGTTCCGGTCGTGACGAGGGCCGCGTATAGCGTTGTCCCACTGGCGACTTTCAACGCGACGCCGAGACCGGTTTTCTGGGCCACTGCTTTGCTGTTAGTAGTGACGTAGTCACTGGATGCAATGTTGACTTGCGCAATCACCTTCACGTCATCCGTGCTAAACACGAAAGCCGCGTTGTCCGTAATTGTCGCCGCCGAAGGGTCCGCGTCAAAAATGAAAAGCGTCATTCCCGCTTTCTGGTTTGCCCGGTCAAGAATAGTTACTGATTCGAGGACCCCGGTTCCTTGGGTGCGCACCGCGTTTGCAATGGTGCGCTTCGCGCCGACCGCGTCGCCCGCCGAGTAAGCGGGGGACGTGCTAACCGCAGTGGTGTCTTTAATTACCGTGGTGTAGCCGCCGACATTGCCGATAACCGTCGCGTTCAGATTGGCCGCCGTGGCTTGAACTACCGTAGCATTCAGATTGGCCGCCGCGGCTTGAACCACCGTAGCATTCAAATTCGCGCCGTTGCCCTGGACCACTGTAGCATTCAGTTGTGGGGCGCTCGCTTGCTTGACCTCAAAAGACCCGGATTGAAGGAGAAAACTTATTCCCTTCAGCCATCCCATTACAGTTCCGGGGAGAGCCGTATTGGTTGCTGGGCTATCAGTAGTGGCGCCTACTGCGACGTCCGCGCCATCCGCGATAGTAACCGCGCCGCCGCCCCCTCCGCCGCCTCCGCTGCTAAAAGTGCCAGTATAGAAGCCCTTCAAGAGCTTCCAGAGGAGATTATACTGTGTGTCCCCCTGCGCAGGACTGAGATTGTCAATGGCCATAAATTTTTCTACCTAAGCTAAAAGGGCCGGGGCCTAAGTGCCCCGGCCCTTTGTTTTGGTTCCCTACCCCGATGCTGTCAGAAACAGCATCAAAGTAATGTGTGCCGGATTAGAGCGTCGGAACGCCAGGACCCACAACCGGCGACTCGTTGTCACCGCATACGCCAACCTGCACGTAGTTGAATGCGCCGCTGTAGGAGCTGGCATCCGTGGTGATGCAGCTAACCAGACCCAGGTCGGCAGTGCAACGCCCATACAGAATGGGGACGATGTGCTGCGGGCGCAGAGGCCGATAGGCGCGAGTGATTTGGTATTTATGCCAACCGAAGTCACCCCACTGGTTACACTGGTTGTCCATGATGTAATGCCATTCCAGCTCGCCCATGTGCAACTGGGGCGCGAACTTGAACGAGCCTTCGCCCACATACTTTTCGGGCACGAGCCGCTCGAAAGCGCCGTCCGCGAAAAGGGTGCCGACCTCGTAAGGGGCCGTCAACCACGTAGGATTAGGCTTGGCGAAAGCGACGCCGCGAGCGGGGTTGCTGACGATGGTAACCGGGTTAATCAGGGCCAGCGTGCCGTCCGGATTGAAACCGGAAGCGCGGAGAGGCCGCTGGTCAACGCCGAACGCGAGGCCGCGGTAAGCGGGGCTCTGCTCGAAGCTGTAAGCGGTGAGAGTGGTTTCGCCGAGCTGGTAACCACCAGTCGTCAAACCAATCATCACGTTCTGGACGCCGACTTCATTGCGGAAGTATTCGATTTGGTCGCTGCCGCCGATGAAACGGAAATGCGGCATGCCCTTGTCCTGAGAATACCACTCGGCGAAAAGCACCTCGCGCATATAGCGGGCGATGTAGTGCAACGCCTTGAAGGTCATCGGGCCGGTAGGCAACAGGGGCGCGAATTTGACGCCCAGGTCGGTTTCGAGACCGCCGGTGAAAAGGCTGTTGAAGTCGTAGTGCGCGTTCGCAGTGAACTTGCTCGCGCTGCGGAGGTAAGTCTGCGCGCGGATATCCGCGTTGATATACTGGACCACGTTTTTCTTCAGCGAGTCCTCGGCCATGACATAGCTGCCTTTGAAGGCCGAGTAGCCTTTCTTGACGCAGATGTTCGGGCCGCGGCCGCGGAAGGATTCGAGGCGCAGGGTGAATTCGACCGTGTCAGTCAAATCCTGCACGCCGTTCTGACCGCAGATGTCGGTATCGCAAACGAAGGTCGGCACCGCATAGCTGTCGCCAGGGGCCGCCATCATCTGGACCACCGAGCGGATGGCGTCAGAAGTGCCGGACGGGAAAGTCCCGCCGGAAACTACGTTCATGTAGGGTGCGTTCGCAGCCAACGCTTTGCCAATGACCCCGACTATGCGGTCCGTATCTTTTGATGCGATATCCGAAATTGCTGAAGGGTCGTCACAGAAAAAGCTCATAGTAAAAACTGTCTATCGGAGATTGTTACTCTCTCCAAGAGTTGTTGCAAGTTTCACTGCGCAACACAGCTTCTACCGTTGGCCACTCCAGCAGATTTAGTAAGGCCGATTCCCACTGAGTCTCGGCGGGTGTTAGACTCACTAAACAGTTACCTGCGCATAAAAAAAGCGCCACACAAAAAAGTGTGGCGCTTTTCTAATGCTGTAATTCAAATTACTTTTTAATCCAGGCCGCGGCTCGCTCCAAAGTGCCCGGATGCTCGTCTATAAACCCCAGCATACTGTTACATCGACCACACAGAAGCCCTCGAACTTTTCCCGTTTCGTGATTGTGGTCAACGCTTAATCTCCTCCCGCAATTGCTAACGGTAGCAGACATACAGATGCCACACACTTCCCCTTGAGCGGCCAGAATCTGGTTATACTGTTCCAACGAAATGCCATAAGTGCGTTTCAACACGGCATTTTTATGCTTATCTGGATTGTTTTGGCGCCACCTGCGCTTGGTAGCGTTTCGCTTCTCAGGATGCTCTCTTGACCATTTTCTGGCCGCCGCTGCCGCCTTTTCAGGATTGGCCGCATATTGTGCGGCCCGGGCTTTTCGTTCACATTCTCGACAGCCTCCTCGCACGTAATCGGTTCCGCGCACAGCGCATATCCGAAATTCCAATAGCGGCTTTTCAAGACCACATTTATTGCAGCATTTTGTCATCCGCTAATAGTTGCACAAAAAGACGGCTTACGCAATGCCTTTTTGCGCTAAAGCTTGAACTTTTTCTTGCAAGCCAGCCGCGCATGCGCCATCCGGAGCAGCGCCTGCTTGTCCTTGATGGAATGCAAGAAAATGGCTCGGTGGTTCTTCACCGCATTTTCCATGGCTTGGCATCCGGGCTCATACCCGCGTGTCGGGCAACTCACGCCCTCGCCATTCAAAAAGCTGGAATGCTTCAGACCTGCGCGGATTGTGGCTGCCATAAAAAACCAATCGAGGAACGGGGTCTGCGGGTCGGCCTTGACTTCATCGGCCGCTTTAATCCACGCCCCGACGGTCTCCCGGGAGACGAAGTAGGGCGGCTGGAATGCGAGCCTGGGCCATGGATACGCCGGGTCCGTTCGCACGTGCATCATGTCTGAGACCTCGTTGCTCCAGACCGTATCGTGCGCGTTGTAGAGATACTGCGGAAGGTGGGGCGACAAGCAGACCGAATCCGAATCGTTGAAGAGAAAAAATCTATGCGGGAATTCTTCTAGCAGCCGCTTCATCTGAAGGACCTGCCGGTCGAGCGAGTCCTGCCCGGTGTAAGCTCGCTTGCCTGCTTGCCGGAAAAAAATGCGGTCTGTGTCTTTTCGCGCGATTGGCGAATCGCTGGGAGACATGACAACTACCGGGCACTTGTGGTGCAAATAATATGGCATCAGAAGGAAAATCTGGTGCGCGTCTCCGGAATATCCAAACGCAACAACGGCTGTATCTGGGTTCATGCGAGCGATTCAATATCGGATTCGACCATCATTTTGGCCAGTTCAGAAAAGCTGACTTTAGGCTGCCATCCCAGGAGCTGCCGGGCCTTCGTGCTGTCTCCCTGGAGCGCGTCCACTTCGGCCGGGCGAAACAGCGCCGCATCAGACTGAACGTGTTCGCGCCAGTCGAGGGCCACGACACTAAAAGCCGCCTCGCAGAATTCAGCGACCGTGTGCATTTCGCCCGTCGCGACCACGAAATCGTCCGGTGTGTCGTGCTGGAGCATCAGCCACATTGCGTTCACGAAATCTCCCGCGAATCCCCAATCTCGCCGGGCGCGCAGATTCCCGAGCAGGAGCTTATTTTGTCGGCCCAGGTGGATATTGGCGACCGCGCGCGTAATTTTGCGCGTAACAAAAGTCTCGCCGCGCCGGGGGCTCTCGTGGTTGAACAGAATCCCATTGCTGACGAACATGCCGTAGGACTCTCGATAGTTCACGGCGGCCCAATAGGCGAATACCTTCGAGCATCCGTAAGGGCTGCGCGGATGAAACGGGGTTTCCTCGTTCTGAGGCGGCGGGGTCGAGCCGAACATTTCGGAGGAGCTGGCCTGATAAAAGCGCGCGTTCGGGCAGGTGTCGCGAACCGCTTCGAGCAGACGGATAGCTCCGGCGCCAGTCACGTCCACCGTATATTCGGGGTTGTCGAACGATACGCCGACATGTGACATGGCCCCGAGATTGAAAACCTCATCGGGTTGCGCTTTCCGTAGCGCCCGAACCAGCGAGCCAGAGTCGCCCAGGTCTCCATAGTGTAGCTGCAACTGGGACGCCAGAGGACCCAACCGTGAGAGATTGTCCACGCTGGAGCGGCGAATCAGTCCATGAACTTCGTAATCCTTGTCCAATAAAAGTTTGGCTAAATACGCCCCGTCCTGGCCAGTAAGCCCGGTAACAAAAGCTCGTTTGCTCATTTTTATATCCTCTGTAAAAAGTCCTCATACGCCAGTTTAATCCCCGCTTCTAAGGTTACCTGCGGTCGCCATCCGAGCTGAAAAATTTTCGAGGAGTCGAGAAACCGCCGGGGCGTTCCGTCCGGCTTCGAGTGGTCCCACTTGATTTCGCCCGCAAATCCAATTGTTCGTGCTATCTGCTTCGCCAGAAAAGAGAGCGCGATTTCGTCGCCGGTGCCGATGTTCGCCGTTTCCTCCCCATCATATTTTTCCATCAGCACTAGACAGGCGCGTGCCAAATCGTCCGACAAAATAAATTCACGCGTGGGCGTCCCGGTTCCCCACAGCTTTACCGCCGCGCCTTCGAGCTTGCATGCATACATGCGCCGCATCATTCCAGGCAGCACGTGAGAATTATTCAAATCGTAATTATCACCGACCCCATAAACATTCGTGGGCATGCACGAAATGAAATTCTTGCCCTGCTCGCGCTTATAATACTGGCACAGGCGGATGCCGACAATTTTAGCCAGCGCATACCCCTCGTTGCTCGGCTCAAGCGAGCCGGAGAGCAGTGAAGACTCTTTGATTGGGACTTCCGCTAGCCTGGGATAGGCGCACGCGGACCCCAGAAACAAAAGCTTCTTTACGTTCGTGCAAGCCGCGGAGTGAATCACATTTTCGTTGATGAAAAGATTCTCGGACATGGCCGAAACCGGATTATTCGAGTGAAAAACGATGCCGCCCACTTTGGCCGCGCAGTGAATCACGTATTCCGGTCGCCGGGTGTGAAAAAATGTCTCGGTCCGAACGGGGTCGCTCAAATCTACCTCCTGGCGCGTCGCCGTGAGTATGTTTGTGAAGCCCTGGGCGGTAAGCGCGCGGCAAACGGCGCTCCCCACGAGTCCGCGATGCCCTGTCACAAAAACTGTGCTATTTTTGTTCATAGGTTTGGATAATTCAGCAATTCCTGTCTCCCCCATTTAACTAAATCTCCCGATTTATCGCCATGGCACCAAATCAAGTCCTCATTTTGCATCTGGTGATACTGTTCGAGCGAAAAATGCGGCGTGGCGTAATAGCTTCGCATGCCGAGAATATTTGCAGCACCTTTTTGCTTGAAAATCGGCCACATAACGTAGTCCCATCCGCCCGCGGTGTGCTGCCGGGGGCCGCGGACCATCCAGCGGAGGAAATTCAGGTCGCCGGTCAGCATACAGTTGCCGTTTATGTGCTCCGAGGGGCCGTAAACTAGCGGACCGGCGATGACGACCGGCTTGCGGCGGCTCGCTTCGTCCCACGCGTTCGACATTTTGGCAATCCAGTCCCGGGAAACGGGTCCCCCGTCCGCCTCACACAAGAAAATCGCCTTGTATCGAGGGAGCCGGTTCGCGTCCATGAGGCAATAGGCCCATTCAAGGGTCGCTTCCATGAGCGCATTGCAGCCCTGCGGCCATCCGACTTCGCTTTTTTGGCTGTGATAAATGCGCGTATTGAACTTTCGTGACACGTGCGAGATTACCTCGCTCGGCGCGCGGCAATCTTTCCTATGCACCAGCACCAAATCCGCTAAATCACAATGCTTGGGTTCCAAGTCGGCCAAGAATCTGGACAATTCGAGGGCCTGGGCTCGGTCTCCGTCCCAAAACTGTAGAGCGATTAGCAATTTTCCAGGCATTAAAAGCAGAAAGTTCCAAGGTGGCCGCAACGCAAGCCCATGTCCACGTGCGCCGGGTGCCCGCAGGCCGCGGCGCGCAAGCAGAATGCGACGTCCTCACCGCAACCGACCGGGTTGTCCGCCTTCGCGTGCGCGAGGGCAGAAATCAAATCGGTCGCCGCCTTGTGTGCGCCCGCCGGAGTGAGGTTAGCCAGCAAATCATCACTGACCTTTTCGACACTCGTTCGCAAGCTTGCCTCAGTGGACGAAAACCAGTTGCCGCCGTGCTCCGCGGTGCGCGCGAGGGTGGGAAACCGCTTTTCAATCGCCTCGAAAACGCTTCGGTGCGCGAGCATGCAGCCGGTTCCGACCCAGCGCGTGAGCTTGACTTGGTCTCGCCAGCCTTTACGCGCGTAGGCCGCCTCATCCTTGTCGCTCATTCCCTCGCTATACACGGGCGGGCTGTTCAGCCCCTGCCGCCCGAAGTAGAGCGCTCCGACTAGGGTTTTCCCGTGAGACATCAGCCGGTCGAGCGCATGGAACGAGGCGAAGGGCTCTGGCACGTTCCATCCGGTGTAGGTGCGGAAGACCTTTGCGTTTCCCGTAGGCAAAATCATGTCGTCATCGATTGTCAAGAGCCACTCAAGGTCGGACCGCAGGAAAACGTCCACGATTGCATTTCGAGTGTGGGCCACGAATGCGTCCCCGTGATTGAGCGTCAGGGCGCACCTGCGGGTGTCCACCAGTCGGCTAACACAGAACGCGGTTAGCGGATTGGTGACCTTCTGCCAGGGCATCCCAATCAGCACTCGCTTTCCGAACGAGAGGACCGAAACGGGCGGCGATGAAATTGCGATATCACTCATGGGCACCGTCCGTCCCGAAGCTTTGCGGCCTTTCGCTCGTCCGCTATTTTCGCAATTCCTTCAAGCGTGTCTCCTTCCAAAAGAGTAGGAAACCGCGAGTCGCCGATGTGGACTACTGTTGGGAACGCTATATAAATTTCCCTGGGAATGCCGAACCCGGGCATTATATCCGCCTCTTCATCGCCCGGTTGTGGGCTGCCGAAATGCGGGTGCGTGTTTGACTTAAAAAACTTGCCGGGATTCCCCAATCGAAAAATCCACCAGTGCCGAATCCTAGCGACCGTATGTCTCCATTCGCGCGGATTCCGCCAACGAATTCGAACCGCCCGCAAAGTTTCCTCCCAAGAAACATTGCGCTCCCAGTAAGCTTCGACGCGACTCCACGATTCTTTTTCTTCCGGGCTCACGCACGACCTGCCTTAGCGGCCCTCTCCGCCATAACCTGCCGCGCGAGGGCGTCGAGCCCTTCGGTGGCAGGCGTATTGAACTGGTTCACGGGCTTCTGAACTGAGGCGGCGCCGCTGGCCGGGGCCTGGGATTCGGGCAGCCGCGAACGAGTGGCGCCCTTTATTTTGTCCTTGAAGGTTCGGAGCTCCGTGACTTCCTTTTCGAGCTTTGCGTGCGCTTCCTTCAGATTTTTGTGGTTCTCCTGAAGATTGAAAAGCTGCGCCACAGCGGTCAACATGGTCGCCTTCATGCGCGGGCTGTTATCCTGGGCAGCCGTGTCCAGTTCCTTGCGCATGCTCTCGACAAACTTGTTGTGATTGTCTATTTGAGTCTTCTCTGCTTCAGTAGCGCCCTGCTTAGGGGCCAGGGGCTTGGTCCACGGAAGCTCCTTCCACAGCCCATCAAGCTCTTTTCGGGTCTCTTCAAAGGCGGCCGTCGAAGCCTTGGTCAGCTCCTCCTGCCGCGCGGTCATGTATTGCTCGATATTCGTTTTGGACTGCGTGACGGCCTGCTCCTTTTTATACTTGGCCATTTCAATATCCGCCAGCTTCGCCTCAACCAGCCGCTGCGTGGTGGTGTCGTTCAAGGCATCCAGCACCGGTTTCATCTGGATTTTGTCCGGGCCGCCGAGCTGCTTAATTTTCTCAATCGTGGCTGGAGTGATTGCCGAAGACTTCCGCAATTGCGCGTAGATGAACTCGCGGCTCTGCTCCGCCTCGGTGTCATACTCCTTGAACTTCGGGTCGAATTCCACGTCCAGCTTGGCGCGCCATTTCTTCAGCTCCTCATTTTCCTTCGCGAGCTGCTCCTGCTCGGGCGTAGCCTTGCCAGCCGATTGTTTGTGCGTTTCCAATTCCTTCCGGGCCTTCTCCAGCTCCTCGGAAAGCTTGCTAATTTCCTGAGCGGCCTTGACCTTGATTGACGAAAACGCCTCGTGCGATTTTACAGAGGCGCCCTGGGGCAGCGAGGGAGCATCTTTGAAAAAATCGTCCGCTTTTTTCAACTCAGCTTCGCGCGCGGCTTTCTCTTCCTCTGCCTTAGCCGCGGCGGCCTTGGCGGCCGCGTCATCTGCCTCGGGAGCGGGAGCGGGAGCGGAAGCCGAGGCAGGAGGTTCCTGCTCGTCGGGCTTCTTCTTTTCGAGCTGCTGCGCCAGGGCGTCTAGTGCGTCCCCGGCCGACTTCTGCTCTATCGGGTCGGGCTTTGGGTCGCCCGCCGCATCCTGCGACGCGACTTTAGCTTTGATTGCCGCATTGTGTGCCGCCACTTCTTCCGCGGTAGGAAGGGGCGCCGGTGCTTGTCCTGCGATTTCTGGCATAATTTATTTTTTGGTTGCGACTTTAGCAAACTTTCCCTGCGTGAGAGTAATCAGTCTCATAGCAATCCGGGCGACGGGTCGTTGATTTTTGGGCCGTCCCATTTGGAATCGTCTTCCGGGGGCGGATAGTTGGAGTCTGTTGGCTTCATCGGCGGGGGCGGATGCGCGAGCATCAAAATCTCACGCAAGATAATCTGCACGCCCCGGACCTCGCCGGTGCGAATCAGCAACGCGTTAGTGTCTCCTCGGTCGAAAAGCGTAGGGGACGCGTCTGCCAGTTTGGGAACCAGCCGCTTGCCGGTTTCCGTGTCAAGAAACTTGGCGAGCGAGTCGCTATCGAGCGTCGTCCAGGCCAGGGGGTCTGCGGAAATTTCCATAGGTGGGGAACCTTTTTGTTTATTGTTGGGGTGGAGATTGCGGCATTTGAACTACGTTGTCGGGTGGTGCTTGCTGCTGCTGCATCGCGGATGCTTGCTGCTGGAGCTGCTGTTTCTGCTGCTCAATTTCGGTGAGCTTCTGAAGGGCCGGGCCAATCTTCTTGACGAAGTCGGCCACTTCCGCGAGCACTTCTTTCTTTGTTCCCTGCGCGATGGCCTGCTGATAATGCTCGTTCACGTGGGCAAGAACCGCTTCGAGCACTGGTAATTGGAACTGCCCTTGCATCATCTGGGACGCGAGCTGCTCGGCATCCGGCATCAGTTCCTGCAAGTGAATAAGGTGATTGTCCCGCGGAGAAACCGCGACCGCGTGTCCGGAACTGAGCAGCATGGTTTCCAGGTCCTGCTCGCGAGACTGCTCGGCCTGAACCGTGGGGTCATTCTCCGGCAGCAGCACCCGCTGCGCGAAGTCCGCATTGATTCGCGCCGTTACGTCTTCGATTTCGAGCTGCCTCTGGTTGTAAAGCGGGTTGCCTTTTTTCTCCTGCGCGAGCGCGACAATCATCTGTCGCTCGACCGGAGTCAAATCATTTACGGTGCCTGCGGTGGAACACGCAGCAAGCTCGTCCAGCTCCTCGCGCGTCATCACCTTGAGAAGGCGCGCCTGCATCGCTTTCGCGTCGTCGTCAATCGTTTCTTTGTCGCACAGGCGCCGCTGAAAACCTTGCATCATGGCCGCAAATTGCTCCATGAATCGGACAATACGGACGTCTTGCCCTTCCTGCTGCCGCGAGGCGAGAAGATTCCACGCGGCGGGAGAACGAAAAGCCTCGCCCGCGCCGCTCATTTGCGGGACTGATACTGAGCCCACGAGCTGGTCAATGAGCTGGTTCATGTAGGCGTCTAGCTTGATGAACGGGTCAACATTGCCGTCGAGCTTCTGTTCAAGAACCTGCCAGCCGGTCGGAATTACCAGCGACGCGCCAACCACGTTCATCCGAAACGTGTGAATGCGCTTGATGTCGCCCTGCACCAAAACCTTGCCGGACATTATTAGCCGGTCCACCACTTCGTTTCGGATGCGGTCAATCATCCCGGCCATTTCATACAGGTCCCGGCCTATGCCTTTCGAACCGTGAAGCGTGCCGTTTCCGCGTTGGAACGAGAAAAATGCAGTCGCGTCATTCATCGTCGGAAACTGGTCTTCCACCTGCTGAATCAGGTGCAGCCCCGGCCCTGCGAAACGATAATGGCTTACCTTGCCCGTTACCTCGCGCGCATACAAGTTGTAAACCACGATGACCGAGTTACCGGCCATGTAGCTAGCGCCGATGGTCAGCTCTCGCAACGCGTTCTGATACCACGTTTCCAAAGTCCCGCCGACATTGAGCCGGTCTCGAATCTGCATCGGGCTTGCGGTGTCTATGGCTTCGCGAACCGCGTCCTTGAAATACCCAGCGTCATCCGCCAAGTCTCCGGCCTCCTTGACCTGGAGGAAAAGCTCGTGCGGCAACAATTCCTCTTTTAAGACGAGAATCTGCGCGTATGTTGGGTCCGACTTAGTGCCGTCTGCGGCGAAAGCGTTCTCCTGCTCGAACATCTTTGGGAACCAAGTCCACTGGTCCAGCCACGCCGCTATGGAATACCCAAAAATCGCGTTATTAAAGGCCAGTGACTCGATAAACATGCGCCAGCCTTTACGATTTCGAATCGTATCAGTAACTTCGCGCCGAAACGTTTCAGTTTTTTCAACATTGTTCTGCCACTTATCGGATAGAGATGCGCTTGTGAAATACTTCAGGTTGTCGATGACGGAATAAAATCGCGGCGCCACTTTCTCGGCCATTGTGGGCAGGGGCTTGGTTGTGAAATTGGAGCGCCAGCCCAGACCCTCCGCTTCGAGCTTATACGCATCATAAGGCCGCTCCGCGTTAATCTTCGCCAGGATGCGGCTATTGACGATGGACCGATTCCGGCTCGCCATGATTACAGTGCGAATAATGTCTCGTCCCATTGCGGCACTGGTCACACTTCGCTGCGTGGGCTCGAACTTCGAATCCAGCTTCGGGGACGCGATGATGGCGCCGGTATAATTCTGCCCGGCATCCTGGTTTGTGATGCCCCCGGGACCCATCAAACCGCCGGGGTCGCTCATTCCATCAGCCATAGATATCCTTCAAGGGCACAAAAATTCATTGTATCTAACAGTTACGTCAGGGGCGCTTCTTGTCATTGAGAATCTTAACCGACATCCAGAACCCCCGGGGGCATTCCTCGCTGGACAGCATGACTTTAGCTTGAACAAGGCAATTACAAGCGGTGCATTCACCCTCTAAAAAGCTGCTACATTCCAGGCACTCTAGAAAGCGCTCCCGAGAAATCTTCTCGGGAACTAAGGCGCGATACCCGCGTATTTTCCACCACCGATATCTTAGCCAAGCCTTGGCGAAATGAACGAATCTCACGCTAAGGTCCTCCGCCGCCAGCAATGCCCGGGCAGCTCGGCATTATCGACGGCAATCATGTCGATGTGAACAGTGACGGGAGTATCTTCACTCAGCACGTCACACTCATTGAGGCGGCCATCGATGAATCGGCCGGGGCCGAGAATCTCTTTCCGCAGACTTTCCACTGTGTTCCGGCAGCTAGCGCAACCGCCTGGAAGCGGAACGTTCTTTGGGCACGTGGCGCATATGCTGGCCCTCGACCGGGCCAAGGATTCGTCCACCATCCGTTTTTCTTGGTTGCCTCGGACCGCCAGAAGCCAAGCAATAATGCGCGTCTTTAGGGTGGTCTTCCGAACGGCCGCTGCGTGGGTGCCCGCGTCCCGCTGGCACAACACCGGCTCCCGCGCGCACGCCTGCGCCACTACCTCAGCCGCCACGTCGCCCTCCGGCTGGCCGCGCCGTTTCCGATATGCGCGCAACCGAGCAATGACGCCGGGCCATGAGTCCGCTACATGCCGGACCTTGTCGGCGTCTATAAACACATAACCCGTCTTGGGAAAAATGTTATTGTTGAGGGTCATAAAATCGCCATTCCATAATCGGGCTGCATCCGCTCGTCGAGAAAATCGCTCCGGTTCGTGGGGTCAATTCTCACGCCCCCTGCGTAGTCCTCGCCGGGCCAGTCGTCGAAAGGCGAGCCGCCAGGAACATCAGGGTTTTCTCCTCTACGAGACAATGAAAGGCCGCTTCCTTTTCGGGCAGCGTGTACAAGGAGTGTAAGCGAGTCTGCATCATCTGGAGAACCGAACCCGCGAGATTTATAGTCCGTTTTAGATTCGACCTTTGAACGACCGTTAATCGTTCGGGTTTCACGCTGCGTAATTTGCTGAGTAAGCTTTGACATGTCGAGAGCAGGATTAAGCAGGAGGTATCCAAATTCTCCCCACTGTCGGAGGGCAAACCAGAGGACGGAATACATTCGTTCATACATTTCTTTGCAAACTTTCGTGTCCTCCACCATCAGCTTCTCGTCACCGGCGCTCTCGGTATAGTTCACGTCCCAAATCGCGGTGGACCATTCGTAGCGCAGCAAGTCCGCTACGCCAGAGCCGTGTCCGGTCCGGTCGCACGCGAAAAACTCCGGTCGGACTCCGGCCTTTCGATTGAATTCGATGATGTTATTTTTCATCGCGACCGTGTCCCCTTTCGGGAGGACAAATTGCTGCGTCGCTTCAAGGCCCCAGCGAGGAGTGACTTGTCCGCTGCGGTCCTTGAACATAATCGTTACCCCGTTCGGGTGCTCCAGGCTGGGCGGAAATTTCGCGCCGCTCGCCTTGCCCCACTTCCCCAGGGTGTAAATCGCGGAGTCGCCGCCCTCAAAAGCCAAGTCAACGCCGACCACTGGCTGCGGCGGGTCATACCAAACGAATTCGCCGCGCCACTTCGGTATCATGCCAGCGGGAACAACGGTAGCAGCGAGCCCGACCGGGGGATACATGCCGCGGCCCATCGTCATGTAGCCCGGGGAATTCCGGCCGCCAGCTCCCTGCGCGATTGCCTCTAAGCCATCACGTGTTTGCAGTCCAGGGAAGACAATCTTTCCTTGCACCACATTTTCACAGCGTTCGCCATCAAGTCGGAGAGTGTCCCAACCACGAACTGATTTCCATCGAAAGTGGGTATCGGCATCCAGGTTTCCCCATCCAAACGGGGGTTCAGCTCGTTTGCCGACCTCGTCATACGGATTTGTGGGGTTGTACGCGCCGAACACTTTGAACCCTTGGGAGCCCTTTTCAATTTCGGAGAGGACGTTATCAATATCAAGCCACACACCGTTAGGTATATTTTCAATTTCGTCGAGAAAGATGAACATGCGCGAGAGATTTCCAAATCGTGGGTGCGGCTTCGTCCTGGGCCGCCGGTGTCCTCCTTGCAGCCGCCCGGCCTTTTTGGAATTCCCTTTCGGGATAACAATGCCTTTGATAGAAGACATCTGTTCACGCCGGTTAAGTCCAATGAAAAGCTCGCCGACTTCGCCCGGCATCGGCAGCGATGCGTTTTTGTGAAGTCCGACAAGGTGAGAAAAAAGATTTTGTTCAAGATGGTCCTCGCTAGGTCCGAGCACCCGGACCGTTGTATATTCGGGGTCCCGCACCCATTCCAAGAAAAGGCGCACACCCATAGAAAAGCTATTATGTGTGACAATTCCAGAAGCCAATAGAAACCGATGATTTCCGTCTAGTGTGAAGCCTGCATAGTCTTGAACCGCATCGGGGGCAACCACAAACCGCGTGGCGCGAATTCCGTCAACGGTTCGGTCTGGAGGACTTGTGACTCGTTTTTCGCGAGTCGGAATCCGAGCACAGTCTCCCTGAATAGTGATATGGTAATAAGTCGCTGAAAAGCCGCTGGACTTAATTCCATGTTTGCGCGCGTGCCGGTGAACTTCAAACCCCAGTCCGCGAGCCAGCTTTTCAATATCGTCTGCTAAAGTTTTCCACTTTGACACCACGTTATAGGAAGAACCGGTCGAGGTTCCGTCAGCATCGATAATTCCCGCCAAAAGCTCCAGCCGTTGGCGCGTCGAAGCCATTTGATATTTATACCGTATGCGCTTTTCTCTACCGAAAATACTTCGCCTAACCCAAGCATTAGGCCAGATGTGGTCTCCCGGCGATTGACCCCGAACGCTTTTAGTTATCGGCTTATCCGTTTCCACCACACGAAATCCTAGGCCGCCCCAGTAGTTCACCCAAGAATTCATCATCGGGCCGTCTGGCGAAGTCAGCTCGCATCTGCACGAGGTTCCGTCTCCCAGCCAAGAACCATAAATGTAAGGGTCAACTCTAAGCCTCGCCTCGGGTCTTTCAAAGCCGCGCATAAACAGCGCGTAATGCCGCCTACGTGTAGCGGACCACTGAAGATACTCCTTAACAGAAACGTCAATAATTTTGCCCGGAGCGTATTGTGAACTGTAAGACTTCCCTCCGTTATTTGGCTTTTTATGCGTGCACATCAGCGAAAGAATGTGGTCTCCAGTGCACAAAAAGTCCGGACAGTTATGCGGCGATACTCTGAATAACTGTTCCCGACCCGCAACGGTCCCTAGCACCTTGCGTGGGGTGCCGTCATCTCCGGCCAACAAATCTCCTACTTTTACGTCCCCAGCCCGAATTTCTGTGCCGTCAAATTTGCGGCAAAGCGTATCTGGGTGAAGACATTTGCCCAACCGTGCAGCCCCCATGATAAGGCCGCGGTCCGCCGAATCAAAAAGCTGCCAAACTTCGATAACAGATTGAGGTTTCGGGGTGAAAAGCGTGGGGGTCCATAGAAGCTGGGCCGCGGCGGTCATTCCCTCGGTCCCTTGCTCCATGAGATTGTGAAGGAAGGCCGTAATAATGGGCAGCGTTTTCTTGTCGCTATCCTTTCCACCGACCCGCATTCCCTTAATCTGATAGAACGCAATAAGCCGCTGCGCTACTGCGCCGCGCCTCCGTTCATGTAGTAGAGGCGCGCACTCCGCAACTAAATCCTTTGTGGCCTGGGTCAGCATTCGAGGGTCCTGCCGCAATGCAATACGTCTTCCTCCGTCTTCTCTATCCCTAGCGGGCCGCGCTCAAAAATTACCACGTCGCCGGTAACGTCCGGCGCCTTTGTAGTTTTGAAGTGCTTCTTTCTGGGACCGCGCGAGAAATTTATCGTCGCAGCGGTAACCAGAAGTCCGCCGCCTAGCCGGTTCGCCGCTTGCCTGAGCGTCAGCCGCTCCGTATCGGATGGCAGAATCAGCCTTGGCACCCAGCCCCGGGCGGCCCAAGACTTAATCCAGAGCCGCGTTAGCGGGTGCGGGTCCGCCGGGTCGTAAAAAGCAAAAACTTGCATACACCTAAACAGTTACCCGTTTAGGCGTATGCGTCAGTAAAAAAGACCGGCCCCCGAAGGTGGCCGGGTGGTTTTAGAGCTTGGTAGCCGCTTTAGCGACCGCGGCGTCCAGAGCCGCTTTCTTCTGGGCGTTGGCCCGGAGGGAAAGGTAACTGAACACTGCCCCGCCTGCGAAGGCGACTACTGAGACGACGATGGTTATCATGCGCCCAATAGTTACCCGGGGGCCGCTCAAAATCCAGCTTGGCGCAAAGTTATTAGCCGCGCTGAACCGGCGCCTTTTCCGCGAGGTCCTCAGGCCAGGGCGTGTTGACTTTTTCCTTCGGAGTGTTCATCGCTTTCGCGAGCCGCCGTTCGCACTCTTCTTTGTGCGCGCGCTGCGCCTGCTCGACCGTCACCGTTCTTTCCCAATGTTGTGCTGTGTTGCCTCTCATAGTTTTGCTCCAGTGTGTCTAGCGACTGCATTATGCACTCGCTGCTTTGACCAATGTTTACCCGACCGTGTCAAAAATCCGATGATATTGGCCGATGCAGCAATGCTGGCCAGAGACTCCCCTATCCGATGCTGCTCGATAAGATACGCCAGAATCTCCTTCTCGCCCGGCAGTTCTCCATAGGGAGCCACTCCGCCGCACCGGCCGGTCTCGCGCCGCTTCTTGTCTGCGCCCGCCTTCAATTTGGCCACAATGACCGATTTCTCCCACTGCGCGACCGCGCCAAGAATCTGGCGAATCAGCACCCGCGTAGGGTCTCCTTCATTGCTGGCCATGTCCGCCAGTTCATTGTCCGCGGCATAGACGAGAAAATTCCGCTTGCGGCATTCCGCTAACAGAAGTTCCTGCACTAGCAAATCGCGCGCGAGCCGGTCCATGCGCTCAACAACGATTGCGTCGCCGGGCTGCATTTTAGTCATCAGCTCTGCTAGCGCGGGTCTGTCTAAACCGTCAATCGTCCCGGAGACGCCAGCATCGAATGTTCGCTCGACCGACTCCGGCAGGTCGTGCCGAATGCAAAAGGTGCGAATCTTTTCGAGCTGGCGCTCCGGACCGTCGCCCTCTACTTGCGTCTTGCCGGAAACTCTGAGGTAGGGAAAAGCTTTCATCGGCGGCGAAAAACCCCAAGCATGCTGAGCAGAACAAAACCTGCGCCTACGCTCCCGCCGGTCGCGGGGCCGATAATCGCGCCGAGCAGCATCCAAAGGAATACGAAGCAGAGCCCGCAGACAACAACGGCGGCGACCGCCTTGACGACGGCTTTCGCGGCGCCCGCGGTCAGGTCCCACGCGGCATCCATATCAATCGAAAATCCTCGGGCCGAGCCTTCAGCGGCCATCCGGACTCCCGGGCTAAACCAAATCTTCTGTTTCATGCCTCAACAATAACACAGCATCTCCCAAAAAGTAAAGCGGCGCTGAACGATTTCAGCGCCGCTTATGCTGAGTATCGGGCGCCCTTATGGCACCGGGAGAGTGGCGACTGCCTGGGTATTGCTCTGCGCGGCTGCGATACCGCCGAGATACGCCAGGAAAAGCGCCATCGTCGAAGCGGGCTTCAGTTTCATGCTTTCGCGAAACCGGCCCACGTTCGGAGAGAAGCCGCAGGAGACTGCGACCGGTTCCAGCCGCTGGACGAAATCCGGATGGTCCGGGGTTTCATATGCCAGGGCTGTGAGGAGATAGTTCGCGGCGGCCTGAATCTGTTGCACGTCGCTGGTTGAAAGAGCGGTTGACATATTCAATTAGATGCTGACCGTGACAATGTTGCTGGTGACAAGAACCGGAGCGTTGTAAGGCGGCGTAGCAGACGGACCGTAAGCAACCACCTTAAAATTGAGCGTGCCGAGCCCGTCCACAAGGAACTCCTCCCAGTTGAGATTCTCGAATTCGTCCGTTTCGCCGACTGGGCGATACGGGCCGCTGTTCACAGACAACTGGATTTCATATTTCTCCACGTCCTCGATAAGAGGAGTCGGATACCAGCCCAGTTTAATGTGGGTGTATCCAGGCTGCCTGAGCGCGGGCTCGCTGCCGAGCACCAACGTTATGACCTGTTCGCCTACGGTTACGTTGACTTCTTGGCTGTAGATGCGCGTTCCCTGATAATCCACTCCACCCTGAACCATTACCCCGGCCACTCGATATGACCAAGTGCCTGCGCCGGGGGCATCCGTGTTGGCCGCGACCGCGGGCGCCGGAACCACAACTGCGGGCACCGTGACAGTATTGCCGTCCACAGTAACCGCGCCGTTACGCGCCAGTAACCTGCCCTCGATGGCGGCGCCAGTCGTAGCCGTGACTGACGTCAGAGCTAGAATGGACCCCTTGAAAATGGTGTTGGTTCCCAGCGTCGCAGAACTGCCGACCTGCCAAAACACATTCGAAGCCAGCGCGCCGTTCACCAGGGAGATAGTGCTGTTACCCGCGGCCGTGGTAAGGGTCGAGCCAATCTGAAAAATGAAGACTGCATTCGGGTCGCCCTGGGCGTCCAGCGTCAGCGTGCCGGTAATGTCGAGGGTAGAAGTGGATTTATATACCCCGGCGGTGAGAGTCTGGCCGCCGATGTCGCCCGACACAGTGTTGGTAGTGACCGCTGCCGCCAGCACATTGTAAGCCGCGGTGAGACCGCTTTGCGCGGCGACTGCCGTAGAGTCGTCCACGTGCTCCGCGCCGCCCCCGGTAAATGCAAAAGTGCCCACTACTGAGCTGCCGGGCGAAAGGTCTAAATCTCCGCTGAGGGTAGAAGGATTCGCCGCGGTAACGGTGGTCCCCGCAATTATCGCGGCTTTAGTGGCCGCGGCGCCGAGAGCAGTATAAACTGCCGAAGGGGCGCTAGGCGCCACGGCAGCGACCAAGTCGGCCCAGTCGTCGCCTCGACCAAACAGCTTTCGCTGGATAGTGTAGGAAACTAGCGGAGGGAAGCTCGGCACTAGTGTAGAAAATGTGAGAGAGACCGTCGAACCGGAGACGGACGCGTTAAGCGGAAAAAGTTCGATTGACATGTTTTTATACTGTGGTTGTCTGTCCGATACTCATGCAAAGGAACAGTTACCTGCATGCGAGAAAAATGCCACGAGAAAAAAGGGGAGCCCCCGTAAAGGAGGCTCCCCCGTAGTTCCCTTCGGAGTTGCACCGCTCGCACTTGCATCGCCTCGGGGTTGGCCGCTCGGCATGGTGCGACTGTTTGCGCATTGAACCGGCGACGACGACATGTCCGATTCAAAATTGGTGGAGCAGTAACGATGCCCCAGTCGTTCGCGTTGGGGAATCCTACCCCCGTCTTCGGTTTATCGTTCCGCTGCTCTGGTCATTTGAGCTATCGCAAATTGGTTGCGGGTGATTATGAGCCAAACGAAACCCGCAAGAAAAATTCTGGGCGCCTTCGTTCTCGTGCGCGGCGCCCGGCCCAGCACTTGTAACGCGCCGACCTGGGCGACGGCGCACCGACACTATCAAAGAACAACGAAAATCATGCCTAAGAACAGTTACCGGATTTGTCAGATTGCGCTCGCTTGTTCCAAGGTTTGAACGCGAGGATTTCCTCCGGCGTGGGAAAAGCTCCCTCGAACCGGAAACCCCGGTCGTCGATATACAGGAGCGCCTTCGGCTTGCGCTCCGCGAATTTCAGATGCCTCAGCAAAACTTCTCCCCCGTTGCGCAGGAACCACGCGCGGATTGCGCGGATTGCGGGACGGGTGCTGCACCGGCAAGAGTGGATATGCACGAGAAAACCCGCGTTGATGTATCGCGCGATTGCCTCAAAAGCGCCGGGCACCGGAGGGTCCGGGATTTCAGTGGCCGTCAACCAGGGACTGGTGTAGCTGTGAATCACGCCGTCGAAGTCGATGCAGATTCCAGGTTTGTATTTAGCTGGCATGGGTCGCAATGACAAAGTTTCCGGTCGGGCAGCTCGCATCGCGGAGCGCGCGGTTCAGGTCGAGCAGTGCATTGCGCACCATTTCCTCCACCGCGTCCAGAAAGGCCCGGTCCTCGTCTGGGATTCCGGTCGGACCGGGCCACTTCACTATCAATTCGCAATTCATTCTAGGGCCATATTACCACAAACGGCCCTGAAAAGGGAACACAAAAAGCGGGCGCGCAAAAACCGAATTCCCGCGAGGAAAATTTTTTATCTCTCGATACAGCCACTAAGCGAGCGGCGGCGGCCCAAAACCCCCAGGCGCCCCGGGGAGGGTTTTATAACGTTACCGAGGCCCTCCGACCGGGGCGCGCGGCTCTGGGCGCAGGGTCCTGGGGCGCAGCGTCTGGGGTGCGACGGCATCACCGAACGCTCAGCGGGCTAGGGCGGCGCGCAGCGGGCATCGACCGGCGCGCGACCCTCGCGACGCGAGCCGA